GTCGGGAATATTATCTCGGTATCATCGTAACTTCTCATAAGTTCTTATAACCCTTGTGTCACAACGTTTTGAGGACTTTTACAATAACGTAAGTTCTCATAAATTCTTATAACTTTTCGGTCAATTGGTGTCAAAACTGGTGTCAAACCCAGCTTAGGACACTCTGATTTTTCCTTCAAGATTTGCGAAGCTGGACATCTTTTTTTCCTTGGTCGCTTCGTTGTAGACATCCATCGTTGTCTCGATGTTTCGATGTCCCATAATCTCTTGGATTACCTTTAGGTTTGTTTCGTTCTCGCAAAGGCGAGTACAGAATGTGTGTCTGAGATTGTGTGCGCTGAAGTGTGGAAGTAAAACTGGTTCTCGGTGTTCTTGCTCTGCACGCTCTGTTTCCTCGGCATTGCAGTCACGAATAATTCTCTCAAGCGCTCTATTGATGACGTGTGGATTTAGCATCTCTCCGAACCGGTTCTTAAAAATGAAGTTCGTGTATCCATCAACCTCGCACTCGTTGAAGCCTTCCTCCATATGTTTCAATCGAATCTGGAGTAAAGCTGCTCGCACGTCAGAAAACATTGGAATGATTCGCGTGCCAGCCCGTGTCTTCGGAGTAGTGATGTGGAGCTCCATCTTCCCGCTTTCTTGTTGACGATATATCAAATTATGGTTAATGTCAATAATATTTTGCGTGAAGTCGCAATCTTCCCATCTCAATCCGAGGATTTCTCCTATGCGTGCGCCTGTCCCAAGCATGACCGTAAACAGCGGCATCCAGTGTTTGTACGTTTTCGAACTGGAAACAAAATCGAGGAACCTATTTTGCTGTGCCTCTGTCAACGCATGACGCTTTGGTTTCTCCCAGTTATGGCTCTTCTTGATTTCTGCAATCACACCGTCGGTAGGATTTGTTCTTATGAACCCATCCCTCACTGCTACATTAAAGACCGGATGAAGAATCGTATGAATTATCTCCATACTGTTCGGCTTAAATCCAATATCTTTAATGAGGTGGATGTAGAACCGCTTGATATCGCTATACTTGATGTCGGCAATGTTCTTCGCGCCTATTTCGTCCTGCACATACTTCCTGTACATATACTTATAGTTGGTTCTTGTAGATGCTTTAAGCTCGTACTTAGTTTCAATGTAGGCGTCATAAAAGCTGTTCAGCGTCATCCTGTACGCCGTATGGGAGCTGATGCCGTCATCAATATCCCTTTGGATTCGTTTTATCTGAGTCCTTAATGGTTCTGTGCTACGCTTACCATCAGGCGCTTTATCTGACTCTACAAGCTTCCAGCTATAAATTGCTCGGCGTACTCCACCAGAATCAGTATAGCGGTACATATACTTCCCGTCGCTTCTCTGCACCTCACCTTCTCTCAGAACTCTGCCTTTGTTGTCTTTTCTTTTTTCAGGCATGGCTACTCCTTTTGTCTGAAAATGAATATCAACATGGCATTCTCAATATACCATAGTCTGGATTCACTTTCAAGTTAGATGTCATATAAGGTTGAGTTGGTCAACAAATCGCTCGAATTTTGTACGTTTAATCTGTGGGCGTGTGCCATTCCAAAGAACAAAATCAGCGTCTTTGTTTTCGCTGACAATCTTACGCAGCTTAGTTTCTCCGATGCGGAAGTATTGTGATGCCTCCTGAATTGTCAGTGTGTACCTTTCCCAAAATGGGATTTGCAGGGTGTTAATAATCTCACCTCCTCGTGCGCTGCGCGTATGTAAAAAAAGAAAGGGCTGGCAGTGAAGCCAGCCCCATGTCTACCTCTTGAGTAATAAGGAACCTAATCAACGATACTGATTACTATGTAAGCAATGACTACGATAATAACCGGAATCCAGACAGGCGCAAGTACCCACCACCAGCTCCAGTCAATCACGCCAATCAGCTTTAGAACGATAAAAACTACGGCGAGTACATCGCACAATCCAAGACCTTTCGAAGATGAGTCTTTCATGTGTGTTTCCTCTTACGCCTTGCTGTCCGTGGAGCCCATACCGCCGTTTCTGACGCCGGTTGCATCATCGGAGTATGTAATCCCATACGGAATGAAGATTGCCTGCATAAAGCCGTTACCGGCTTCAACGTGCACAATCTTTTGACTCTTGCTGTCGTTTGTAATCTTGGCGAAGATGTGCCCCTCGTTGTCGGAGAAATAATAATCGCTGTCGATAACACCCATCGTATTGTCAAACTGCATACGGAACTTGAAGCCCAGACCACTACGCGGCAGGCAACCGAGCCACCAGCCCTCGTCAATCTTCACTCTGATACCGGTGGGAATCTTCATTGTTTCGCCGGGGCGCATCTCAAATGTAAACGGTGCCTTAAAGTCATAACCGGCGGAGCCAGTCGTTGCTCTGCTGGGGAGTGCAATTTCCTCCCACATCTTTTTAAGGTCATCTTCGATGGCAGGCGGCAATTCCTGCCCCCTATAGAATTCATCTTTCATTGCGTCACGGAACTGTTCAAAGCTGACCTTTTCAAATTCTCCAACTCTCTGCATTGTGCCCTCCTTAGCTATTTGTTTTGCAAGTACAAGACGGCTCGCCCCACCAAGGCTTAACTGTTTCTTGGTAGGTTTGGAACGGCGGGAAGTACATGGTGTCGTCATCTTCGGTCGTCTCAGTAACCGTTTCTCTCACGACTTTCCCGTCTGCGTCATACTCGCGGATAGTTTCCTTAATTGTACGTTTAATCATACGCCCTCCTTATTTGCGCTTGATTGTCTTTGCAATCAGACAAACAGAAGCGATGATGGATGCAATACCGGCAGCACCGGTAATGATGTCCAGAATTGAAGGTGTCGGTTCCTGAAGCTCAATCAGACCGTCGAGCATTTCAGCGATATCCTCGTCGCTCGTAGTGGAAGTAGTGACTGTGTAACTGGCACAATCAGGCTCTTCTCTCGTCTCCGTATGAATCTCGTGGGTCACGTTACCTTTCTCATCGAACTCTCTTGTGGTCTCGTAGGTAGTTGTCAATTTGTTCATGGCTGTCATCATGGTTAATCCTCTCTTTATGCCGTCTTTGTGTAGAGACCGCAGTGGCAGGTTCCACTTGCCATCTCTCTGAACTCCTTGCACATACACTTCGTATCCTCGTTCTTTTCGAGGGAGCATGGGCAGAAGCCATTATTGTCTTTCAATGCTTTCCGCATATCGTTAACAAACTCTTTGTCTGGATTGATGTTGATTTTCATTGATGTCTTCTCCAATATGTTTAACTGCCGAACCTTTCTGCGTATTGATTGTCAGAAGCGAGTTCGACGCCAAGCACTTCATCGAATATGTGCTTTTGGTTTGGGATATATCGTCCGAACTTCACAACCACATTCCCATAAGTGGCAAGCCGTTGAATCCATTCAGGGACTTCTTCAAAGTAGTAACCCGTATAAATGACAACGTCATCTTTACACTGGAATTGCCCGCGAAGAACCTCAAGGAACGAACACAGCTCATCAAATTGTTCAAGCGGTTCAAGCCCACCAAACACGATTGATTCTGTAAGCGGATTGTTCAGATACCGGATGCACAGTTGCTCGTCGTCAATGCTGATGGGGGCGCTTGCACGCCACCCATCATTTTGACAGACCGACAACGGGATGCCTGCTTCGATACAGCACTTACCACCACAAGAAATTGTTCCAATAAACATCGCTGGCTTTTTATAATTGGTGAAGTCTTCATCCACGATTGTCTTTACTCTCATTCGCTCATAGCCTCCGCATAGCTGTACCACTGTCTTGTGTTGAACTCACGGAAACGGTCTTTGGAGTAAGCCCTTGATGGGACGAGATACCCAACAATGCGCTGGTATGTATCGAAGACAGGTTCACCGCATACTGGGCAATGGTCAGTGCCAACAAAGCCGTGATGGTTCTTGCACTCATTGATACGGGTGTTGAACGCAAAGTAAATCACGCCAGCCTGAGCAATCTTGTTCAGCATCTTCCACGCTGTTTCTGTGTTGGGGAAGTTGGATTCCAAGTTGATGTGCGCGATACTGCCGCCAGAACACTTCTCATCAAGGATTGAGCTGAGGCGAAGCTTTTCCTGAATGGTGCATTTCGCGGACAGCGGAATCCACTGGTTCGAGTAGATGAACTTATCATTGTGGTCGTACAGAACGTTATCTTTCTGGCACAGGATAACTGCCGCACGCTCTGCAGGAACACTCTCGATGTTAAAAGAGTAGGCATCAGTGAAGTTGTCCTTGACCTCATTCAGCACCTCAAAGATTTTGCTTGCAAAAGCGATGCCTTCATCAGTGTAGCTGATGTACCCGAACTCATCCGTCTTGGTGTAACCAAACGCCTCAATGACTTCATACAGACCAAGGATGCCCATTGTGCAGTATTGCTTGTCCATCTCGACCGCGCCATCCTGATAGTTGGGGAGCAACCCTTTTTCAACGTTTCTCTGGATAATATGGCGGACAGTATCAAGCGTCTTACAACACAGCAACGCACGCTTTTTAAGCAGAGCAAGATACTTTTTCTCGTCGCACTCAGTTTCCAGCGCAATCCGCATGAGGTTAATTGTGTTGACCTTTACAGAACCGATGGAGAGCGCCGTACCGCCAATCGAATTGATAAATGCATTGAGTTTTGAAGTATCGGACAGCAGGCGGCAGCAGTTACTCAACGTGTTCACATCGCCGCTGATGAAGAAATTGCTGTCATTCCACGTCACATTGTGGTCGGAGCACCATCTGGCGAACTCTTCATCGACAAATTTGCCATCGCGGTAAAGCAAGCTGTATGTCAGCACTGGGAATGTAAACATATTCTCGCTTCTGATTTGCGAAACGACCTCCATAAAGAGCTTTTGATGCTCAATCAGCTCTTCAACGCAGTCAATCACATATGTTCCATCAGGATACTGCACGCCGCCGAACAGCGCTTCAATGTAATTACGGTCAAAAATTGACACATTAACAAAAGCAGTCTGGTCGATGCGCATAAACGGCTGGTTCAGACGGTAGATAAACTTCTGGAAGCACTGCTTGATGTAGTATTCGGGGTTCTTAATGAAGTGACCGCTCTCACAGTCCTTTTTCCAGAAGTAATACGTCCAGATAAGGACGTTGGGGATGCCTACAGCGCCGGAACTGCGGTTGCTCATATAGCTGATATACTCAATTACGTCATCCATGAACGTTGTGAGATGCTTCGGAGCCTGATTGTTATAGTTTTTGAGGAAAAACAGCCCCTCGGTTGCCAGTCTGGTCAGGTCATAAGCGTAGCAGTATGGCAGGTATGTAGAAGTAGACGCATCATGCAGATAGAATCCGCCGTTATACTCTGTTTCAAGCCATTCACGGGCTGTTTTCAGGTTGTAGCGCTTCTTCATCTCATAGAAAATCTTGTTAAAAGCGAACAGCTTATCGTGAGACTTGCCCTTTTCATTCAAAAGACTGCGAATATCCTTGTTGGATGCGTTCGCATTGGCATCGATGGTTACGTCGGCGACATTCTTGTCAATGAAGCCATCGATGAAATCAGAAAAGTTCAATTGTGTCTCGTGGAAACCGTTCAGGTACTCGAAATCTTCGCCATAACGCTCATTGAGGGTGGTCATAGCCTTTTCAAAGTCCCTGTTCATTTTGAGTGGAATGTTCATTGCTTAATCTCCCTTCGCTTATTGTTGGTTAACCCAGTTATTTGCTGTCGAGAAGTCAAGCAATTTGTTGTTCACACTAAGAACGGGCACCTGACTGATTCCAAGTGACAGCATCTCATCCACAGAATTGTTCTCTGTGTACTTGATACCCTTTTCTTCCAGTTTCTTTTTCAGAACCTTGCACTTTGGACATCCTGTTGAGTACAAAGTAATTTCCATTGGCACCTCCTCCCAACCTTTAAGGTCATCTTCCTCTGCAAGAGCCGTAATCGCTGAATAGACCTCAGCCCACGTTCCCACACGGAGCATCCCATTGGCTTCTGCATCATATTTTTTATTGTGATGCGCAGTCATAAGGATTTTGAAATAGTTCCCACCCTCAAGATTGTGGATGCCATCATCGATGAGGACATCACCATTCACAAGCTGTTTGTGGGAAGTAATAATGACATCGTTCCATGTTAGGAACGGGAAGTATTTGAATAATACCCGCTCCATTTTTGATGCGAGCGTATGGTAGTTCGATGTGGTTACAATCAAGACCTTATGCCCATCTGCAATAAGCTTTTGCAAAACCTCTGATGCACCATCAATTGGTTTAACCCAATCCCAGAAATCATCCTCGAACAGTGGTGCGTACACCTGTTCATTCGTGAGTGTCGGGAACGCCTTAGAAATATCCCAACTGGTGATGTCTGTCAGCTTTGTAGTCGTCCCGTGGCGGGTGTTCAGGTAATCAACCCAAGCACTTGCCAGCGACTCAATCGTGTCATCCATATCAACCAAGATTGTCAGATGCTTCATTTAACCTCCTTATAGCTCATCAATCGTCATCTGATGAGAGCCAAGGTATTCGACCGACCAATCGATGACGTTTCTTTTCAGGTCAGTCAGTGACCCGTTATTCGTTATGTAATAATCTGGCTCAACATCGTCGAGCGCTGTCTCAGAAGGGTGCGCTTGCTGTTCTGGGGTAAGAGGGCTCTTGAAGTCCTTTCTGACAACACGCAAATTAACTGTGTCCAATCCAGCCTCTTTGAGATAATCAATCTCATTTGGGAATCGGCAATCAGGAATCAGCACATAGTCCCACTCATTTGGGAATAACTCCAAAATCGATGTGACAAACCCAACCCAATAGTCAGGGCGCTTCTGCCGAATGATGTCCGTCCCGACATATTGAAGAATATGCCGACCAGCATCATCTTTCTGTCCGTCCCATCCAAAGAACTGTTTGCAAATATATTTAAGCAGGTCTGCGTAATGGGTAATCAAGACTTTATATCCGTCTGCTTCTAAAGCTGCTTTAAGCAATCCAGCAGTGGTGTCTTTTCCGTTTTGGGCTTTACCAGAAATCGTAATAACTTTCACCTGTCAACCTCCTTTGTGTTGCTTCGCATACTTTCGGAATTTATCTATGGCTTGTCGAACATTCATTGGCGAATCTGGCGGTCGCCATTTGTGTTCACCGCCGTAATACAGCTCTCTGACCTTGCAAAATGCTGCAACCACAGGCTTGTCTGTATCATCTACTTTGTGCTCACAAACAATTGCAACTGCCTTCTTACCAGCCTTTGTAAAGTCATCGACCATTCTTTGGATAGCAAGTCGTTGCCCGTATGGTACTCTTGCATCCTTGTGTTTTACTTCGAGGAGTATGTATTCTGAGTCGTGATACTCAATTAGCCCATCAATATCTGTAGGGTATATTCCGTTATCAAGTTCCAGCCCTTTGAAATCGATGAGTTGTTTCATGCGTTTGGGGTTCAGTATCTTGCTTTTCATAAGACCTCCAGATTAAGCAGGTCTTGGTCGGTTGTCGTCATTGCCGAATAGCAATACAGCCGCAAGAATCACAACGACAACTGTAAGCGCCCCATTCATTGTTTGCGCGGCATCATACCGCAGGTCTTTTTCTCTGAGCAAAAACCCATGAGCTTGCATTTCGGCATGAAATAGTGGTCTACGATGTACTCCCATTCCTCCGAGTAGTTTCCCAAAGCATCGCATACATCGTTGAATAGCCCCCTGTATTCATGGTAGGCTCGATTACACATTCTCTGATGCGACATATCCATCAGGTTGCGCATATTGTGCTTACACACAATTTTCGTTTCCATGCCAAGCGGAAGCCCTAATGCTGAGTCCTCACGAGGAACACCAATAGTGTCGAGACTCTCTAAATATGATTTGATATGTCCCATCAAATCCTCATAGACCTTCTTCGCTTCTGGATTGCCTTCGATGCTTGGCGGCGTAACATATCCAAAACCATGTTCGTAGTCGATATATCGCGTACTCGCCTGAAGGCGTGTGGGCAGACCGCCAATATGGGTGTACCATTCACGGATAACCCGTGCCGAATACCCCTCAAGAGTCAAATACACATCAGGGAACTCAAACGTTCTCCCGTGTCCACTCTCAAGGCAGTCAATGCCTCTGAGATAATTCTTCTCATCATTACTGGTATTTGCCCCCCAGCAGATACCAGCCTCTACACCAATCATCGTGATTGGCTTTTTGTATGTATAATCTTGAACAATTACTTTTCCCATTCGTTACTTAACCTCCGTAAAGTTCTGGGTAACTGCTATAACACAAATAGGTATAGCCGTAATAGCTGCTGTACAGTTCAAGATAAACGCCGCTACCTTGTACCCCACCAGACTGGAATACGACTGACGGTTCATTCAAAACACGTTCGCCGCTTAAAAGGCGAGCTGCTGCTTCAACGCAGGATTCAAATGGAGTCAAGTTTTTGAAATAGTCTGTATTCGCGTTAGCATATTGCCCTTCTGCGTGGATGACCTCTTTGATTGTATCTGGGAACTCTGGGGAGTCAGCTCTATTGATAACCACTTCGCCAACAGCCAGCTTCCACTCAAAGGGCAAGCGCTCGTCACCACATTCATCCGTGAGAATCTTTGATAGCTCAAGCAAATCTTCAAAGAAAACCTTTATCACGTCTAAGTCGAGCACATCAATTTTCTTGTTTCTGGCTTTCTCTGCAGCCAAGCCCGCTTCATAATCACCGTTTAAGCAGCTCTGCTTCATTATGCTGAGATAATCAATGTCATCAGAGAAACCGTCTACTTCCTCCGTGTGGCACACTACATCCTCTTCAGGCTCCTCAATCGTCTGGTTTGCGTCCGTCGCTGTGATAGCGGTTTCCAACGCATCGACTTCCGTTTTCTCCTCAATGGTTAATGGTGCCTCTTGTCTGGCAGATGCGCTACTGCATCCGCAGATTGAAACGCACATCATAGATACCAGCAAGAAGATAGTGAAAATTTTTCGCATTGTTCTACCTCTCTACTGTCTACGAAAAAAGAGCTCCAGAGTGTTTTACTCTGGGCTCTTCCACATAGTATGTTTAGCCTCTTACTTTTCTTATGCGTGCTGGAGAGTGTCTTTAATGGCAAAACTGTCAAGGAACTCATCCAGCATTTTTGTATCGCCGGGATTCAGCGGTTCTTCTGCTCGTGACGCCATAGGGCGTGCTGGTCTCTGTGCCCGCACTTGGCGTGCAGGTTCGACAGTAGCAGCAGGAACCGCACCAAGCCAATCAACCGTCGCACGACCAATGTTATTCCAATTAAGTCGTGCTGTCGTTCCCGCAAGGTCTTCCATTTCAAGCACCCCGTGTTGGAGGTCAATCGGGATTCCATCGACAAACAACCGCCCATCTCTATAGTTCATTTCTACTGGACGTGCGGCATTAACCGCCGCAGCAGTTACTGCCCCCGCCGCATTTGTCTCATTGATGGCATTAGCAACGGTATTCGTTACGGTTGCATTAGCTGTTGCTCTTGCGCCATTCCCAAAACTGACGGTTAACCCCATGTCCCGGAAGCAAATCGGTTCTCTGCTTTCAAGCTGAAACAGTCTGTTCTCATCGCCGACGACGATAATGTCGTTTACTTCCATGCCGTTGTAATACTCCATTCCGAGCATAGCCGGTTTGAGAATGTCGCTGTACCCCTGCTCGTTAACAATGCCAATTCTGTATCCACGATAAATACCGTGGTCGGTATTGCGAACGTCAAACGTAACACCTGCGTGCTCAGAGAGAAATCTATAAACATCTCTCGTTACAATCAACGCAATTTCATACCTTCCACTCGTATAAGCTCGTGCTCGCGCTGCTTTCTGCAGAGCTTCCTCCAAAGCATTGTTAAACTCTGCCATCGTCACTCGTCATCGACCTCCTCGATTGGAGACACGTTGCATTCGCTTACAATCTTGTCGAAGCAGTCACAGCAAAGTTGTAAATCAACATTGTCTCCGTCATGGATACTTCCGTATCCGATATGTTGTCTATGTATAGAGAAATCTTCCTGCAGGTCAAAGAGGTCGAGCTCCTTGCCGCAATAATTGCAGACACGTTTGTCTGACAAGCTTTGCACCTCCCATGCACTTATAAAATAAAATCTGTGTTTTATATCACCCTTACTGTTGAAGCAGCAGGTTTGATTTTGAAACCACTGAGGAAGTCGTCCAGTTCCTCACCGCCATATGTTCCATCGGTAAACCGCAATGGCTGTTCACAGCGTTCAATCTCAGACAGGATGACCGTGTTCAAGTCACTTAGGTATAGGATGCGGTTAAATGTGCGCCCCTTGAAATTTTGCGTGTCATATGCGGTAATGAAATACATAGCGGATGATTTCTTCGTGTTTAGAATGGAGTATGTATTAGAGAAGGACGCTACATCAAATCCTCTTTGCATTACCCATCCCGGAAGATTCCCCAACTCTATTTCCCTCCAAAGAATCTCGACCAGCTCTTTGGTATTACGCATATTATCAAGTACGACACACACTGAAACATTCTCTTGTTGAGAGCAGAACAATAGTGCTTCTGCCAATGTGTCTCCGGTTAACACTTCCATGTTTTCACCTCCAATTACAGAACCTTGTCATACGCTGTCAGCTTGAAATACTCACCATCGCGCTGGTAGCCTTTACAGTAAATAATGTCACCGACTTTAACCGGTTCTTTCTTAAACTCACGATTGAATAACGTGAACCTACTTTCCTTGCCGCTACCGATTGATTTTGTGAAGACGCTGTAAGCAAATTGCTCACCATCTCTTCTCCGAACCAGTGGCTTCATATCTGTTATGTATAGCTTGCGTCTGTCCGCTTCATTGCCAGACACATATCCGATATAGCCCATCACATCATAGAAGTTACGGACTTTGATAATATCGCTTAGGTCGTCCATGCCAACTGCTTTTACCGCATCTTCTGCGCCACGCAAAATTGACATCACATCAAGAAGTGTGTAGCTCTTAGCTTCGCCACCAGACTTTGTAACACCGACCGCGTATCGCTTCACAATTTCTTCGAGTGGTGTTCCATCAACCTCAGTCTTTTTGATTTGCTTCGCTTGACCTCTCTTGAAGATATTAAAGAACAGGTCAACCATCCGAAGCAGCTCACGCTGATTGCCGAAGTCAGAGAAGAAATCAAGCTTAATCAGAATATCAAGCTGCCTTGAGTTAATACTCGTTTTTTCATCGAGGTCTTTCAACAAATCCATAAAACAAGAATACTTGTTTTTTGCTGCAAGGTTGTACAGTTCATCGGCAAGACCAGCGCTCATATACTTGATTGACGTGAGACCCTTGGCGATGATTTTCCGCTCTCTATCGAAGAAGTATTCACCTCTGGACAACCCCCATTTAGGCAACGTAACTCGAATACCGACCTTATGGGCATAGCTTGTAATGTCAGCAGTCTTGTCCATATTGTCTCCGAAGATATTCAATGCTGCTGTTAAGAACTCCAATGGGTAATAGTAGCGCAAATATCCGCAGATATAACCGATGGACGAATAAGCGTCTGAGTGGTTCCACGAGAAGCCATACGCTGACGCATCCAGAATGATTTGCAGGAACGGCTTGATAACCTCTTCGCAACGCTCTGCACTCATCTTGTACGCCTTTGAGCAATAAGCCACAAAGCGTTCTTCAATCTCCGGCAAGAGCTTTTCTGTTCCTTTTTTCTTGGCAATCGCTCGGCGGACGTTGTCTGATTCCGCGCTTGAGTAGCCGCAGAACTTAACCAAGAACTGCATAATGGTTTCCTGCATTGCGATTCGTCCTGCCTCTGGAGCAAGGAACTCATTCAGTGCGTCAAAACCGTTATCGTAAAACTCGCCTTTGGCTACACTATCACGGAAGCTGGCACACGCAGGTCGGAGCAAGCCGTTACCAAATGACATCCACTTTAGCATTGAGAAATTTGGAATCTTTGACCGAGCAATATCGAGCGTGGCATCAGACATGAACTGCTTTAGATAATGCTGTGCGCTGTCAGACTCCCATTGGAAGATAAGCGTCGTATCGTCTCGGATACTTCTCCACACATTCATATCCTCCATATCAGTGTTGTCTGGCGTCAAGCGCTCAATCCCAAGCATTTTACAGGTATCGTTGATGACACCGATATTATCCAAGCCAAGGATGTCAAGCTTGACATACATCAAGTCGTCCAGCTCTTTCATGTTAATCATGGATACCGGATACTCGGATGTGGAGATACTGCACAGACCAACCGTTTGGTCAATAGGCAGGTCACTGATAAGGACTCCACTCGGGTGTGTACCGATGGAGACGATTGTTCCATTAACGATATCTACATACTTGAAGACATCTGGATACTTCTTTCGGATAGCATCTTCATGGAGCTCTGCTTCTTTGCAGATGTGGTTTGCCACTTGAAGATAGTTCATGTCTGCGCGGTCTTTATAGAGAGCGCGGCAAACATCGCGGATTGCGCCTTTGAGTGCAATGGTATTAAAGGTAATAATTTCTGCTGAACGAATACTCGGCAGATTCATCTTATCTTTAAGCAGGAACCGCTTAATTGTTTCTCTGTCCTTGCCAGAATAGTCCGTGTCAATATCAGCATTTGTAACACGGGACGGATTCATAAAGCGGAAGAAGTTCAAACCATACCTCATACTGTCCATCTGCGTAATCCCCAAGAGATACGCAATCATGCTACCTGAAACTGAGCCACGACCATAGCCGCACTGGATACCGTTTTGCTTTTCCCACTCACGCAAGTAAGTTTGGAGCAGCATAAAGTCAATTGACTTCGTTGCCTTATAAACATCGAACTCTTCATCGATAGTTTTCTGCAACTCTTCCTTTGTGTGATGCTTGAGCGCATATGGGTGGTTCTCAACCGCTGTCTGAATCTTGTCACGGAACGTCTTCTCTGGTTCAGAGTAGATATGTGGGTACTTTGTACCTCTATCTAATTCAAACGGCTCTACCATATCTGCCATCACATTGGTGTTTTCAATGGCTTGCATATATTCTGCCTCTGGAAGCGACCCTTGCTCTCTATATGCAGCAACTAACTCGTCGTAAGTCTTAAACTTCAAGTCCCAACGTTCTTCGCCATCAAACGTAATGTTTTTAGATGCCTGTAAGATACTTCTTCCTTTTTCATGCTCTGCATTGAGGACGTGCGTATCAGTTCCTGCAATCAAAGGGACACCGGTACTCTTGCTAAGCAATAACAGTTTTTCGTTGTAGGTGACCTGCTTCTCATCCATGTGGTGACCGACTTCTAAAAAACAGCGGTGCTTATTTCGTTCAAGAAAATCCAGATAATACTGCTGAACCTGTTCGTCACCTTTTCCGAGAACGCCACCGACACAAGCCGTAGTGATGATAATGTTGTCAGACGTCGCAAACAATTCGTTGAACGTGATTCGTGGGACGTAGTAAAAGTGGTTGTCGGTTCTGCAGAAACTCTTAGACACAAGGCTGTTGAGTTCTAAGAACCCATCGTAGTTCTTCGCAAGCAAGACACAGTGGTAGTTGTCTCTGATTTTTTCGTCGAGGTTAAGCGTAAGATATGCCTCGATGCCGTGGATATACTTCATTCCAGCAGCTTCGATAGCACTTTTCTTGTGCCACCACTCAAAAACAGAGCCATGCTCCGTAAACGCCATTGCTTTCATGCCGCACTCTTTGGCACGCTCTATGTATTCACCGTACTTTGTAACGGAGTCAATGTTGGTAACACCGTTTGAAAGGTCACTATGCAAGTGGTATAGGGTGTATTGATTGCTCATCGCCATGACAGCCTCCCGTCGTAGAGTTTTTTCCAAGTGTCTTGACCTCTATCGACAGGGCTGTCCTTATCGCCAAGCAAATCTTCCTTGTCCCAAATGTATTCAACGTTGACAAACTGCTTTAACCGCTTGATATTGTGGTCGTCCCTGATGCAAACATCCTTGTCAAGGGCAAAAACCACCCTGCACCCAAGGGAGACCAGCAGTTTCATCTGATTCGGATTAAGATGCGATGTCAAAATCGCACCAGTGTTGTGTACCCCATATGTATCTGCGAGTAAAACTGACTTACACCCTTCGAAAAGAATGATTTCTCCCTTTTCCCTGATGCATTCCATGTTTTCTGCAAGACCATAAATAGTTTTCAGCTCACCCCATGCCATAAAGTAGGTGTATTTACGCAAACCTTTTTCTTTCCATGTCGGGTCAAGCGTTCTACCACCTACATTTACGATTTTTCCATCTGGATTCCGTATTGGATAGACCAATCTATCCGAAAAGCTGTCGTAGTACACGCCAAACTTGTCGAGTGAACCTTTGGATATGCCCTCGCGCTCCCAAACAGCTAATTTGTCCGGTCTTTTTTCATACCGTTCCATATAATCGTCTGGAAGCACAGTTGATTTTGACTGCTTCTGCACTTTTTTCGGCGGCATAAACCTCTTGGCGACCTCAACTGTCGCCAATTTCTTTCTGGTGACCACATTACCATCGACTCCGCTGTAATTTTTCAGTTTTTCGATAGCTTCAGCATAACCACACTTGTCGTAATACCGAATGAATGTCAGTACGTTACCGCCGATACCCGATGAAAAGTCGTAGAATGAGTTTGTTTCCTTACGAACGGAGAAGGAGGGGGTTTTCTCATCTTTGAATGGCGACAATGCCCAATATTCTCCGTTCTTTTCTGTGAACTCTGTATATTGCGAGATGTATTCAAGGATATCGACTGATTCAATCAGCTCAGATAGCTCCACCCCCACTCCTCCTTCCGTATTTTATTTAATTATGTTGACAGGTTAAAAAGGTGTCTGTGGAATATGCTGTTTTGCCTGTTCATAGAGGATGTGATTTCCATCGAACAGCAAATCTATGTATTCGTCCTGCGTCATCTGCATACCATTACGGTTTACAGTTACACGGAGTTTTTTGTTGCCGCACTCGGCACCATCAGCTTCGATTTCCTCTGGGGTTTTATCGGAAATCATTGCAATGGTTGATGCGTTACGAGCAATCTTTGCACTATCGGCAAGCTTACCGGTAATGGTTGCTTGAGCGGCGCCAATACCAGCAATATTCATCTCACCGCAAATCTGATTCTTCACCATATCTACAAATCTACCAAGCTCTTGATAGCTGTCAAACGCATCGCCCTCGCCTTTACCCTTGAAGTAATCAACAATAAGAACATCAAGCCCTTGCGTATGTTTCACCTTATTCACAGCCGTAAAAATACTCTGTTGGTCAAACATTGGGATATAGATATGGGTGAACTTGCGCGTTTTTAACCATTCCTTTGCATCCAGAATACGCTTTTCCTCTTCGTCGCTATAATTGCCAGATGTCAATCGCTTGTACTCAATACCAGATAGGTGTGCCAAGATTCTTGATGTAAACAGTCGCGTATTTAGCTCACTGTCCAGATAGAGGACTGCGTAATCCTGCTTCAGCAAGTCAACTGCACAATTCAAAAGCATCATACTCTTGCCCTGCTTTTGCTCTGCGCCAAAGATGAACAGTTCCCCACGCTCAATGGTCGCATAATCGTTCAATGCAGGAAACTTAAAGGGAATACCTGCGTATCCAGCGCCTTGCCTGCCTTTGATTTCTTCCCAGCATTTATCTACGACATCTTTGTATGGTGGGACTTCGTTTGTTGCTGAGAACTCCATCATCACATCATCCAGCATCTTGTAGATTTTCTGTTCGATGTTTTCTTCGGACGGCTGAGTGCAAAGCTTCTGGCACTCTTTGAGTTGCTGAAAAGTATCCCGCCTAAAAGCCGCATCCATAACATTGTTGACAAGCAGCTTGTACTCTTCAACAGTATTTCGAGCAATGCTGTCACTGTTGTCCATCAATGTATAGAGCTGGTCGATGCTGAGCTCATCTGCAAAACGCCTTGTCGCTTCTTTCGCAGACAGCGCTTGGATAATGTTATACGGGTCAATCGTCGTAATCCCGTCTCGTGCAAGAGAACAAATTGCCTGATAGATATAGCGGTTCTCCTCGTTAGTGAAATGGTTTGGCAACAGTTGCTCTGAGTAATATGAGAACTCCGGGTGATGAATCAGTGTAGCGATAATGCCAGCTTCGCTCTCAACCCTTGCCATGTCTTCACTTGCCCTAATAATTCATCACCTCTTTCTCATCAACTCGTAATACTCACACATATCCTGCATTTCACACAGGTGTGTGCATTTGAAAAACTCTACTGATGGTTTGAAATCTGATTCCTCACGAATCTTTCCGATGCTCTTCGCAAGCCATTCTTTAGATTCGGCGTATGCCTGTTCCTTAAATGGCTCTATGATAAACAGCTTATCTCTAAAGCAGTTGAAGCAAAGACTCTTTGGCGTCTTACCATATTCTTCTTCAACTGCCGCAGAGTAGATATAAAGCTGTCTTAAATAAGCATCCAACTCTTCGTCAGCCTTAGTTGGTTTTGCTCTGCTGCTTCGTGGTTTCAAAATCCTCGACTTGTTGTCTACGACATATAGGTCACCATCTTTTTCCCCAAGGAAGTCTATGTAACCAACAAACGGGATACCGTTTACTACGAAGTCAACTTTCTTTTCGACACCAACCATGCCATACGGGAATGGCTGAAGTGCTTTAAGATATTGCAAGCCGCCAGTAAAGTAACTACTGAACACCTTCCTGTTTGGAGCACGTCCCACAACTTCAGTTTTGAAGTCTTGCAAGTACATATCGACAATCTGCCTTGGCGTTTTTTCACCTTTGTGATACAACTCAATAAGCTTGTGCATAAAAGTACCATAGCTTGAAAAGAACATATCCTTACCATGAAACCTCTTTATGTACTTCAAGTACCACCTATACGGGCAATCCTCAAAAGCCTTTATTCGTGAGTAGCTCCACACCATGTCATCAATGAGTGGTGCGTAGTTTACTTCTCCCATAGGCGATTACCTTAGAATGGCAACCGGCTGTCATCAATTTCGCCATCATCAACCGTAGGCTGAGGGTCTGTGGTTTGAGAGCTACTCTCGTCGCCCTCAACTTCAAAGGAGAACATCTTGAAGTTGGTGTACGTCACCTTTTTCTCCTTGTCGTACTTTGTCGTGACATCAACGTCTCCAAGCTTAATGCGCTCGCCCTCTTTCAGACAAGCAGCTTTCTTTGCCGCCGCAGTTCCAATGGCAAGAACAAAGCCGGAAAAGTCTTGCTCGTATTCATTGGTCTGCTTGTTCTTTCTGCTGACCGACAACCGAACCTTTGTGCTCGTGTCGCTCATGGGAGTTACTTCCCAAATTTTTGCATAGGCACCTGTACGAAAACCCATAGTGTATCACTCCTCAATCTTAAACGTTTCCTTGAAATCCGACAGAAGTTTTCCTGCCAACACGGACTCTGTAATTGCAAAGTAGTTGCCGCCCTTTGCGTACTTGGATACAAACTTTTTAACATCGTCTGTTTTATCCTTATGCACACTGAGATACTCTTTCAGTGTCTCATCAAAACTCTGAATGATTTGCTCGGCAATCATTTTGTCCTCTGCTGTTTCCGCCGCTCTCTGCTTGCTACGGAATGCATCAGGGTCTGCATCAGGTGTAGCAATATTGAAGAACTTGAGCAGGAAATAACGATTCGAATATGTCAAACCAGAGCCAAATGCCTGAGAAGCATCTCCCTGTTGCCCAACAAGCGCCCACTCAACATCGATACGCTCTTTCGGGTTGTCGTTATCAACCCAAGACCACATCATATCCGCGCTAACCAAGACCTCGTTGTTGTTTTCTTCATAGATATCACCCTTGCCGGTAGTCTTGGTCTTTTTGTATGTATATGGGGACACAATTGTGCTGCCCTGCTTGATGTTCGGAATCAGAGACAGACCATACTTGTCCATAAATACCGAGATTTTTGCGAGAATCTCATCCTCGGAAACATACTTGTAACCGTAGCCACTCTTGTTCTTCTGGATGACCTCCACTTGCTTTCTGATTCTGGCAAGTTTCTGATAAATGTTCATCTGTTCTGCCATTTCACCCCTCCATTAAATATGTCGCTCCCATGTCGGCAAGATGCAACAGGAGCGCCAGTTTGCTACGCTCAAAAATCTTACCAATGAAAGCGTTACCACCTTTTACTGCGGTGTCCCAACCGCCCATGTGGGCACGAATTGCCAAGATTTCTTCTGGCTCAAGGCGAATGAAATTCTGAAGGATGATAATAGACTTATCTGCGTGTTCTCCACAGGGAAATTTTTCATCAACCTCATAAACCTCTTTTTTATACCACTGCCCAGTTTCTTCATCCTTGACATTCCGAAAGCCCTTTTTGTAGTAGTTGACTTTACAAAGGTCGTGCATCAAAGAAACAATTGCGATTGTTTCCTCGCTATAGGTGCCTTGTAGTCCGGCTGCCTCGATTCCGATTTTCAAACAATCATAAACATTAAGAGAGTGTTGCAAAAGCCCACCCTCATAGCATCCATGATACCTTGTCGAAGCCGGTGCCACAAAGAAATCAGAATGTTCGAGCCAGTCCAGCAAAGAGTCCGAACCTTCTCGCGTAACTGTTTCCTTGTAGACCGCGAGGAATCTCTCCTTTAATTCGCTCAATGAATCTCCTCCTTAATCAACGCACAACAGCTTAGCGAAGTTCTGCATGATTTTTTCATTCTTGTCGTGAGTGGTGCTGAGGCTGCTGCGAGTATCATTCAACCGCTGCATATATGTATCGATTTCATCCATCGTGGTCTGGATGTCACTGTTGACCGCTTGCAGATTATCAATGGTGTTCTGAACCATCTGAACCGCATATGCGGACTCTTCTGTCAATTCAGCCAGACGCTTTTCCTTTTCCTGCAGCAAGTCCAATGCCTCTTGCTTTGTCTTCTTGAAAGCCATACACTTTCTCCTTTCTTTCCAGATTTATACCTAAGCCGTTCGGCGATGTATGTTATTTAATTATGTTGATATATGTAAAAGAGAAACCCACTTCTGTGGGAATCTCTTCATTTGCTTCGTTAGATTGAAAACGCCAGCTTCCAACGCTGATAATCTTCCATATAATTTTTTTCTATACGGTTCTGCTTGTGCTCCAACTTGATTCTTCCGTTGAGTACATAAGTTCTGTCAGCGACAAAGTCTGTAGCTGCTTCTGAGAAATCGACCGGAATACCGGCTCGTTCTCTATCGTACATTCTGTAGAATAACCCTGACATCCATACTCTGTAGAAACTAAGTTGTTGCTGGGTGAGTCCATCTTCAATGGCTTTTGCTGATTTCTTAGATAGAATTGAACGAAGTGTTGCGGTCTTTTTTACTGCGCGAATACCACGCATCAAAGTATCGCCAGAAACTCTATCTCGTGTAATCGTTCGAGAGTAATTGGGATTCTTGTAGCAGAAGCTATTGAGTTCTGCTGCTTTATGGAACGCTGGCAGTGCTTCACGATAAAGCGGGACGTGCGTATCTTGATAGACAATTTCCATGTTGGCGAAGTCAATATCAGACGCTCTTACGAGAAGTGTATCATCTTCTTTGATGCCACCAAAAGCCATCCAATAATAACAACGGTAGGTGACATCGATTGTCTCTTCGCTCTCTTTGTCAAAGACCTCATCAAGAACACGTTGAAGATGGAGTGGACTTGAGACCATCTGCCGCCTAACTTTTGCTAACCCCGCCGCCTCAATATTAAGCATCCCATCGCAAGCGTCTGGAACCTTCATGGCAATACACCATTTTACATACTCTTTTAATATCGTGAGAGACATCCACTGGCTTCTGGAGCGCAGTGCAAGTATCTCATCGATAGCTGGCTGCAGCTCTTCCCTGTCTCTTGTACAGAGGTCTGCATTCCACGAAGTTTCATACGGTTCAAACGCTTCGAAAACTGTTGTGGCAACGTTAGCCGTGTTGATACTCTTGGTATAGTCCTTAACGAATCTTGACTTTAACTCCGCATTGTACATAGCGAGCCTCCTACTTAGTATGTAGCATTATGCTGGTACAACAGCGTTTAGGGCTGCGGCTTTCTTCCACACAGCAAGCAGCGCTTCGATGTCCAGATAGGCGATTGCACCCGTCGCCAGCAAGTTTGCTTCGGCAACTTGCTTCATGTGCTCCTCTGACAACGTAGTGATGTACTGCCCGAGGCGTTCTTTAGACATACGCTCTGGGTTTTCGCAAAGAACCATGCTGTCTCTGCGAAGCCCACTATCTGCTGCTTTGATGATAACGTGTGTAGGTTGGTTCGTCTTTTTGAGCGAACTGGTAAGTGGGAGTGCGATGATGTTGGGGCTGTATGCATTCCCCATGTTGTTCTGGAAGACGACGCCCGGACGCCAACCACTCTGTTCGCTGCCACTGCCACCGAACTTCATCAAATACACTTCACCAATCTGTGGAACCCGTTCTTTATGATTCTGAAAACCCAATGCGCTAAACCCCTTAAATACAATTATGTTGATGGTTGGAGTATAGCACGCCCAATATGGCATAGTCAAGTCAATTATATAGACAACATCGAAAAATATTTAACCGGCTAACAGGGTATAGGTGATTTCTTGTTCTTTGTCGTTTCTACCTCCACAAAAAACTGTGAAAACAGTTCCAATCACGGTCATTTCAGTGTCTATCTCGACACAACGTACTCGGTCAAAACATAAGGTATTTGCTCCAGATTTCAAGCAAATCATATTGGGGTTCTCGCATATCAACATAACCGGGAATGATAACTTGAATTTGCATGGGTCTGAGACGCAATACCAACTCTGGTTCTCTGTATAAAAGGAAATCTGCTGAGGTTTATGGTTTTCACAATACTCTTTAAGTTCCTTGACTGAGACTATCTTCTTCATCCTGTAGTAAAAACCTCCATTGATTTACGAGAAATCCCGTGTTATACTACAAGTGAGTCATTGCTGAGTGGTGTCAACGATGACTTCGACCTGTCGTTAACGGGTCGTTGCACGCTGTTATTACGTTGGTGTTCATGGCAGTGTGCGTTTTGTGGTAGCTCGTCTATATTGGCGAGCTACCTTTTTAATTATTGACAGAAACAGTTGTTTGTGTTAATCTGTCAATAGAAACAGTTGTTGCGGTTTTATGCTACCACAAACACAGTGGTCTGTCAACATCAAAACTTGGGCTATTTTTTTGGAGGACTTTAACATGGACTTCGGGCAGAGGCTAAAGAGCCTTCGTGCAGAACGGAACCTCACACAGCAAAATCTTGGAGACGCAGTAGGTGTTTCCACAGTTACAATCCGTGCTTGGGAACGCAACGCTAAGAAACCCGCAATGGATGCGTTGCTTTCTCTCGGGCGGGCTCTCAATATATCGATAGACACGCTACTGGACTTCCATTTGGAGAACGCACCAAACTACGCTTTGGTTCTCACTTCTGCTGAAAAAAAACTTTTGTCCAGCTATCAAGCTCTTGACAACTATGGCAAAAAAGCAGTTGACGCAATCTGTGTACTTGAGAAGGAAAGGGTCGATGCCGCTAAAACAATTCGTGTCATTCCAAAGGTCATAGATTTTCAGCAGGTCAACAGCGAGCGATTCATTCCACGCTATACTACTCCATCTGCTGCCGGTAGCTCTGTACCTCTCGACGGGGTTGACTTCGAGATGATTCTTGTTGATAGCTCCGTACCAGAGGAAGCAGACTACGCTGTTTATATCCAAGGTAACAGTATGTACCCATATATACATGATGGTGATATGGTATATGTAAAAAAAGACGCAGAGCTTTCAGTTGGAGATGTTGGCATCTTCTGTGTCGATGGAGCAATGTATTGTAAGCAATACTATCTTGATGATAATAACAATCTGGTTTTGGTTTCTGCAAACCCAGAGCTTCGCCATACAAACATCTTCGTCTCAGCCGACAGCGGACGTTCTGTAAAAGCCTGCGGTAAGGTGCTGCTGAAAGAAAAAATTGACCTTCCAGATTATTTGTTTGAGGATTGAAAAAGTAGGGCGTGAGCCCTACTTTTTATAATTCCCAATGGATATTACCTGCTCCATATTTACCGATTGATGGAACAATAAACTCATTTGGCACCCCATGTTCCTTTATGGCTTTCGCACACCAGATAAGAACATACGCCGTCAATGGAGAATCTGCTGAGATACCACTTGATATTACACTGGGGCTGTAAGATGCGCTTCTGTCTGCGTCATAGTCCAAAATCTTCCCGCGCTTTGCCATCATAATTCTAAGCGCGTTTTCTGAGTTCTTCATACATACTTCTCGCTGGACTTGCTCGTAATACTCTGGCGTCCATCCTGCTTTTGGTTTGCACCACCGTTCTTTTGGAAACAACTCGCAAAGTTGCTTACCGGCGAAGATTCCCTCATATACAGGAGCAACTTCCTCAGAAACTTGTTCTTTATTGTCTGGATTATGGATAAAGCTTTTCAGTCGCTGCTCAAGGCTGCGGTCTGTCACTACACTTTTCCACTCCGAAATTACCTGCTGTTTCTTGTCATACGCCTTTCGAGTAATCCTCACTGCGTTTTTATCTGACCCAAATTTAATGAGCAAGATAACTCCGAGAATCACAGCAATCACAAGTTCCATAAAGCCACCACTACATCAGCCTAACGCAGACTGGATATGTCCTTTCGCATCATCAATCTTTTCGAGCGCATCACTGAGACTATCAACCGCATCTTCTATACGCTCAAACTTCTCTGTTCCTTGCAAGTTTTCAGGATAGTTATCCATACAGTCTTGCTCACTATCGCAGACTGTTTCCACAATGGATGCAGCACTGCTCAGCATTTTCAAGGCGTCTCTTAGCCGCCCTCTTCTTTTCTCATTCACTCATACGCTCCCATACATTCGAAATGTTCAACTCAATTTTGATGAACTCTCGACCCTGCTTTGAAAAGCTAAAAGAGTTCAGTTTCGTAATTAGCTTGAAGAACCCGTTGGTTCTTCCTCCGTGAAGCTCAAGCTCATCACACACAATGACAATACGGAGTGTCTTTGTTTTTTCTTCAATATCTGCATGGACACTTTCGCATTCAATTTCAGATACCAACTCATCCACGCCATCACAAATCTCATCGATTTTAGAAAGCATTTCTTCTGAAATCTTATAGTCGCGTCCAAAGACCTTAGAACCATCGCTAATCAACTCCATGACGGAGTCTTTGCAAGTTGTGTACTCCATTCCAGCCTCCTCTTATTCAATCGGTTTAGTGAGACCGTGGAATGTAAATGTCAAACGGACTCGGTTCTTAACCAATGGATAGACCTCCATGTTGTTTGCAAACTCTGCTACTCTCGCAAACCACTCCGGTTTGTCAAAAGCCAGCGTCTCTCCCTCGACACTGATGCTCCCCATCGTTTTGAACGGTGTATTTAATTTGTAGGAAACTTCAACGTCAGAATCCCTTGTAATGTATTTTAGTGCCGCATGAGCAAACTGCATCTGCTGCAGCTTCATCGGATTCAAAACCGTTGTCTTTTCTTCATCTGCTGCGACATCGTCCTTAACGCTGTCGATGAACTCATCCATTGCGTTTCGCAGCTCCTCGTCTGACATAAACTTCAAGTCAAAGCCGTTATCCATTTGACCACTCCTTCAATTCAATTCTATCACAAAGATACAGATTATCAAGGCAAATCAACCAAGGTTGCACACAATTTCAACCTCTCCAACTGCATTGTCGCCCAAGATATGTAGCAAAGAATTCGCAATCATGTTGACATCAATTCTCCCGTTAAAGCACAATGAAAAGCGCTTCATATCCATACTCTGTTTGGAAGCTGCTTCGTCCAACTTGGTAGCTGGTACATCTTCTACTTCTACTTCGGCATCCTCATCAGATGTTTTCCCATGCAGCAATTCATCCCACGCATCCTTTTGCGCTGTACTCATAGAGTGACCAACTGGGAACTTGATATTCAGCTTGTTCATTTGGATATGCCGACGAATCGTAAGTGGCTGCACTCCGAACATGGCGGCAAAACTCGTTGCGTTAGCGCCATAGTTTTCCATCATGTGTTTGAGATACTCTTCTTGCATTGAAGCCGTCAGTGCCTTGAAGTCATCCCATGTAATTGGCTGGTTCAAATTAACGGTCACAACTTTCCCATTCCTTTCTTTCCATTGTTTTTGCGTCATGTGGTCTGTTGACATTGAGCATTTCTTGCTCTTGCTTCCGCACTTGCGGTACTTTGCTTGCTGTGCAATACGTTTACGCTGCCAGCAATCATACTCAAAATCAGACATCATTGCGCACACCTCATTCTCTTCGAAACTTCGAACTTATCCTCAAGTTCTTTCGGTGTCCGTGCTTTTCCAAGCTTCTTAAACTCTCCGTCAACAAGCTCATACAGGAAATAAAACTCACGGCTCTCTTTACTGGTAAGAATAAAGCAGAGCTCATGCTCGGCATTATAATATCCAACCCAGACTCTTTCACCTTTGGGGTATTTGGGTTCAGCCAAGAAGCTCCACCGCCCTCTGCATCAAAGCATTGTGTTCGTTTTCTAAAGCACCCGAAATCACTTCATCTAAAAGGCTGTTAAGGATTTCGCCAACACGTTTCCCTTGTTCAATGCCGAGGTTCATAATATCTCTTCCGTTGATTTGCAAGTCTTTTAATGCGAAACACTGCTCTGCTTCTAAAACCTCAGACATAATGGAACCGAGTGCAATGCATCTTTCGATTCTGGACTCCTGTGTACCCTCTGCATGGGCAAGAATATCAGCCATCCGCACATCCAAAAACTGCGAGAACCGACGTTCACCGAGTTTATGCAGCCATTTGCGGACTGTGCGGGGTGTTGGCTCAATCATAGTGTCGTGATAAAGCACGAGTTCAAGAACTTCCTGCTTTGTCTTATTATCGAACCGCAGTCTATCCAAAACTTGTTCTGCAATATCACGGCTTGGTACCCCATGACCGTGGAAGTGCCCACCGTTTTCATCTTCAGTGTAGCATTGTGGCTTTCCGATGTCGTGGAGTAGTAAGGCTACCTTAACAGACACATCGGTACCCTTGTAGTTCGCAACAGCGTGGGCGATATGCTCGTACACAGTGTATTGATGATACTTGTTGTTCTGTTCAAACCCAATGCAAGGCTCCATTTCTGGAATAATCGTCGCAATAACATCTGAGAAATTCAGCAGCACATTCAAGATGCCGTCGCCGAGCAGCATTTTGCAAAGCTCGCCATTGATTCGCTCTGCAGCAATACGTTTTAGCATCCAAGCATCCTTGTGGATGGCAGCGGCTGTCTGTTCTTCGATAGAAAAGCCATAGGTCGCTGCGAATCTCAGCGCTCGCAAAATGCGAAGCGCATCTTCTTCAAAACGCTCATCAGGATTGCCAACACAGCGAATAATCCCTGCTTGTAAATCATCTCTCCCGTGGAAGGGGTCAATCAATCCAGCACTGTTGTACGCCATAGCGTTGATGGTGAAATCCCTGCGAGACAAGTCCTTATAAATGCTCTCGGTAAACTCCACATAATCAGGGTGCCTCCCGTCTGTATAGTTTCCATCAATTCGAAACGTTGTGACTTCATACTTCCCAACAGTGCCCATGTCAACCGTTACTGTTCCATGCTGCAGCCCAGTATCAATTGTCTTTATGCCACGACGATGCATTAGTTCCTTAACTTCATCCGGTGTAGCAGAGGTACAGATATCCCAATCTTTTGGTTCTTTACCAAGCAGACTGTCTCGGACACATCCGCCAACCACATATGCCTCATGGTTTTCATATCGGAGATTCAGCAGAACTGCTCGCGCACCTTTGGGGATAGAAATCCTATGCATCAATCGCCCTCCTGTTTACACTCATAACGAACTCCTCAACTTTCTTCATATCCGGGTTATCTGGGAGGCTCGTGTTTTGCTTTGCATAATTGAGTCGTTTTTCAAAGTCAGAAACCATTTCAAAAAACTCTGGTCTATATGTTCCATCTTCCAGTTGATAGTCACCCTTACGGATACTCATCAGCAGAGGCAGGTCATCACCACGATATGTGACAATATCCTCTTTCTCCAGAATATCCAAGCAGAGAAGGTACAAACGAATAAGATGCATCGCGTGTTTGTTCAAATGCTCATCGTCCTTCTTGTGGTTTCTGTGGTTGAGCTTCTCATACGTCCCGATAACATTCGTCAGGTCGTTGATTACACTATTGAACTCTCTGACCGGATACTTTTTAAGCTGGATATCTGCAAAAATCTCACGGTCTAAATCCTCTCGCGGACTCTCATCTGTATAGAGAACAATGCTGCCATTTTCAAAAATCGTGTATCGACTCTCAAATGATTTAACGGCGCCTTTCATAGAGTTGAGAATATGTTCCTCTCTTCTTGCCTGTGACAGCCTATCTCGCGCAAGAGCATTCTCCAAGCGCCGGAGCTGCTGATTCGCATAACCTCCAAAAGAATGAACTGCTCGTTTGGACAGAAACATTTTTCTGTTGGCAATCATTTCTCTGCCAATGTCTGAGATGTAGAAATAGTGCTCTGGCTTACACCCAAGCATTTCAATCGTATTTGGATTACAATTTAGGAGCAGGCTCACCAGCTTATTAAAAGCATAGATTGTCGTATCCGTTTGTGTATTAACGACCTGCTCAAAGCTCGTCAGACCAAGCAAATCTGATTCACTGTTCAACGCACACCCTCTTACATCAACATCGGATGTTTCGACGTTCGTTCCATAGGAATAGCTGCCACCAAGCGTAAGAAAGATAATCTTGCGCCCGAGGTGCTCGTTTGTTCTAAGGAAATCATAAGCAGAACCGTTGACCATCTCTTTGATTTGCTCAATCGTCATAACCTTACTCCTTTTCTTCTCTCGCCCTGAGCGCTGAAATGCACCCAGCTAAAATCTGTGCAGCTCTTACGGCTTCATCAGCCGTGTTTTTCTTTGAGAACGAAATTCTGATGGAAGACCGCGCTTCATCTTTGGATAATCCCATTGCAGATAAAACGTGACTTGGTTCTGCTTCGTGACTCCTACACGCAGACCCGGCAGAAACACAAACTCCCTTGCCGTCCAACATAAGCAAGAGCGTTTCACCATCAACGCCGTCCATTCTCAAGTTAATTGTCTTTCCGGGTGTAAGAATCGACATACCATTTACATGGACGCAGCTTTCATCACCCGTATCTTTAAGCGCTTCATTCAGCGCCATGAAAAATCGCTGTTTCAATGTTGAAACCCACACCGTATCTTCGTGCAAACTCTTCGATGAAATCTCACAAGCCTTTCCGAATCCTACGATACCAGCAACATTTTCTGTTCCGCCCCTCAGCCCGAACTCTTGCTCTGAACCACCATATACAATGGGTGTAAGTTTGGACTTATCCTTTGCGTACAAAGCTCCAATGCCTTTACACCCATGAATCTTATGTGATGACACCGAAAGGAAATCGCAACCGATTTTCACTACATCAATAGGATAGCATCCCGCAGCTTGCACGCAATCTGTGTGGAACAGAATCCCGCGCTTCATGCAAATCGTTCCAATATCTTCGATTGGGTTGATTGCGCCTGTTTCATTGTTCGCAAACATCACAGATACGAGCCCCGTATCTGCCCGTAATGCGCCCTCAATGACAGCAGGAGAGACCCTGCACTCACTGGATACCGGAATATACTCTACATGAAACCCGTCTTTTATAAGCGATTCTGCGGCTCGTAGGACGGAATCATGCTCAACAGCCGATACCAAAATGTGCGTCTTACCGATACTCTTCAGATAGTCCTTCAAACCCCGAAAGACTAAATTGTTTGCTTCGCTACCACCAGATGTAAAAATGATTTGCTCTGGTTCTGCGTTGATTAAAGCTGCCACTTGCGCTCTGGCTTTCTGCACAGCCTCATTCGCAGCTCGTCCAAACTTATAGAGGGTTCCTGCATTACCATACTCCGTTGTCAGGTATGGCATCATTGCTTCAAGAACCCGTTCATCCATTTGTGTGGTGGCAGCATTGTCAAGGTAAATCACAAGTGACCACTCCTTTTGTTTTATATGATGCACTAATACCACTCATCAAGCGCCTTTCAAAGCCTTGTGGCACAAGTGATTCAAGCCATCATTTATTTCTAACAGCCTCGTTATGCGAATTTGCCGCAATGATTTCATCAAGCGTCCGAGGCGTGTAGTCCATCCACGGCATCATTGCTCCGACATTAAACATCTGGCAAGGTGTCGTGTACAGTTCCTCCATCAGATACTTGTCATGCTCCATCATGTTCCACTCGAAAGAATTGTGGACGTGCCCATACAAGTGGAAGGAACCGTAAAAGTGATTCTTAAAGCACGGAATTGGGTAATGGCAAAGAATCACTGTTCGACCGCTGTCCTTCACTTCGAGATACTCTGTGACCTTAACAAACTCCCGCAAGAACTTGTTGTCATTGCACCGGTCATGGTTCCCTTTAATCAGGAACTTCTGTCCTTTTAAGGAACGCAAAATAGGGATAGCATCTTGTGCCTTACACCAGAACATATCCCCAAGAACATACACAATATCGCCCGGAGAAACCACTGCATTCCACCGGTCAACCAGTGCTTCGTCCATCTCCAGAAGCGATTTGAACGGACGGTTATCAAAGGCAATCACGTTTGCATGACCATAATGCCAATCTGAAATGTAGAACTGTTTATTGCTTTGTTCTTGCATTTTTTAACTCCTCGATTCTGTCTGCCGCAAGAACGAGCAGCCACTTTGGAACACGACTCTCATCTCCCATTCGTCCCGGTGCAAGCGTTGTTCCGTATTGACGGAGGAGAATGACCACTTCGTCATCCAGAATCTGCTTGGCTACGTCGTGCAGGTTTCCGATTGCCTGTAATCTTTGCGGCTCGCGCGACTTTCTTTTAAGGTACTCCGGCTTGCTTGCTGGACATTCATAGCAAGAATACATCTCATAAATACCACAGCCACCGTCTTTATAGCAACTCATATTTTTCCTCCTTAGAACGGAAGACGTTCGTCTTGCTCAACACGAATAAGCTCCCGAACCCTTAGCAAAAACTCTTCCTCATCCAAAGCTTGGATGTCTTGGTATCGTAGATACTCAATCAATTCATGGACAGCCGTTGTCAGGGCTATATCGATTTTGTTTTCGATATCTGTCTGCTGGTTCAGGAACTCTTCTGTGTGCTGCCTGTTTCGTTCTATTGTGGTGACTAAATCTCCTCGTGTATTTTCGAGGCGGCATTCTAAACGTCCGAGTTTCTCATAGATATCGCAAATACAAGTGGCAACTTCAGTCGGTGTCATATCCATTTTTCAACATACTCTCTTTCTTGCGAGAAAATGGGAGGCTCTCGGTCAATAACCCAACGGTTTCTGAAAACTTCAACCGTTTCAGTCTTATTGAGGATAGAGACGGTCTCTCTAACTCTTGTTTTGTAACAAGCCGAACCACGCTTACAGTCAACAGGGAAGTCATTCCAGTTGATACTGCAGTCCTTCCAGAGCATATCTTGAATAACGTTACAGCTTTTACCATGAAGCTCTTTCTGGCTAAAGTTTGCCTGCCCAACTGCCTCGATACTGTTGCGGGTTGCATCTTGCTGACGCCAAATCAGGCAGTTGCAAACTTCGTCTTTGGGAATAGAAAAAACTCTGGCATCAAACATGGCTGTACCCATCTTTGCGACCAGAGTTTCAATGTACTTATTTGTGCCATTATTACTGTTGCGCATCGCTTCTGGGAAGTTTTTCCACAGCTCAGCAGTATAGGCATTTGAAAAAGCGAGCGTAGCCATTGAAGCGGAAACGCTGCACATCTTTTGGATGTTGTATCCGAACCATGCATCCGTTGTGATTGTCGCATAGTCTGTAAGCACCAACGTGATTTCATCTGACTGCGTATATCCGAAGACACAGCCCTGAATGTTTTCACACAGGTACTTCATTGTATTTTGCATCGTTGTCATCAAGATGCGGTCAAATGGCTTTTCCATACCTCTTGTGAATGTATGAAACGCCTTGCCGTCCACTCTGATAATGGTTGGAATCCGACGAGTCAAATAGTTGCGAGCAATATTCTCGTAGCCTTTCATTCTATCGCCGAGTGAATCATATTTCTTACTCAAGTGGGTTCACCTCCAAAGTATGTATGCAGGCTTGCACCTGCAATTATGATGCGAAGTATCCAGACGGCATCTCAACAAATGGATATGCCGGAGTGGGAATCAGGCACAGACCAGTTTCTGTGCAAGCATTTGGTTGGTTCATGTCAGTTGCTTGTTTGAGGTCGAAGATGATGACGCCTTCATCTGCGAAGCGAACACCCGGCGCCTTTAACGGAACATTCATCTCGACACCAATACCGGCTTTTACAAGCGCCGTCAGCGCACGATTTCCAACCGGAATCATTCTCTTCTTGGGCTTTCCGTCTTTCGTAGAATCCGATGTAAAGAACTTCATCGCGTTCGGCGTTTCTTTGGCACAAGGCTGCAAGGCAATCTGCGTTTTGTCTCTGCTGATAAACAGCCGCACAAACGGCGGATAGCCAATCTCGGAAGCTGTTGCAAGGTTAAAGGAGATGCGGTTCTTCAGGATTCGAACCTCTGCAATACTGAATGTACGAGGAACACCAACCACATCAAAGTTGTCTAAGATACTCATTGTTTCCATCCTTTCGAGGTTTAATTACAAAAAAGCCATCCAATATCCGAGGGACATCAGATGCAGACAAATCTGCCACCTCATCAACTGATGGAACCGGAACGACATTTTCGCCCTTTAGAATCTGTTGCACCTCAAGCCAAAGTTCTCTCGGAATAATCGCTTCGTGATAGCCTTGGATAAAAAACTGGTTAGCACGTCCGTCGTTCCGAATAGAGCGATGCGAAAAGATATCCACGGTAACGGTCTTCTGCATCAAAACGTCACCGGAATATTTCTCATTTGTCAAGATTGTCTTTACCGTAGAGTATGTCCACTGACCACCTCGTGGGGATGGAATACCTTGCTGGTTTAAGATGTAGCAGATTTCAGGAATCGTTTTGTCATCGTAGAACATTTGATAAATCAGCCGCACAACATTCGCTTCAGGTTCGTAAATCTCCAGCAGCCTCTTATCTCTGGTGTACCCATAGAGGTCTGCGAGCTTTGGGAGCCCCTTCTCAAATCTTTTCTGGAACCCCCATTTCACGCTCTCAGACTTTGCTTCTGACTCGCCTTGCGCAATAGCAGCCATAACGACCATCAGAAGCTCGCCGGTCTGTGTCAAGGTATTGATTGCAATATCCTCAAAATAAACAGCAACCGGCTTGTCCAGTGCCTTGAGCATACGCACAGTGGCAACGCAGTCAACAACATTTCGTGCGAACCTTGCAATGTTCTTCACGATAATCATGTCGATTTTGCCTGCTTTACAATCATCAATCATCCGTAAGAAGTCCGTGCGTTTCTTTACGGAAGTCCCAGAAATCCCTTCATCGGCGTAGATGTCATAAAGCCGCCACCCCGGATGCTTCGACACATATTCTTTGTAATACTGGCACTGCAGCTCGTAGCTTGCGAGCTGGTCTTTGTTGTCCGTACTGACTCTGCAATACGGCGCGACCACCAATGGGTCTTCTTCGCTGTGCTCAGTAGTCTTTTTAATCGAAGCGGGAATACACTGGACTTGTGCGCTATGCTCATAAGCATTGCGTATCTCATTTTGTTTATTTGTTTCCAACTTGTGTCACCCCTTTCGAATATGTATCTGTAACTTAGGGTGACCTATCGAGATGCGGGTGGGGATTTGCACCCCACAACCATTAGTCGTGCACTTTCAACACGATTGACGTTTGCAACCGCCGCGCAGTATGTCTTGCGCCGCCCTGACTGCCGTTTCTTCCGTCACCGCATCATCGTTATCTCAGGGTATTGAACAGAGGAGGAGCTGTTACCTGCGCAGGAGTATCTCGCTCAATGGCGAAGATTTTCCAGTCAAAGTTCTTACCATACCGTTCAGCCCACGCAATGTCCTCAAGAACCACGGCGTTCTCATTCAGGTCTTCGCCTTCAAGATAAGACTCTTTGACTTCGTCAGGAGAGATATCGTAAACCTCAGCGACACGTCGGCACATCTCATCATGCGCCGCATCGTGCGTATCGAAATACTCAGGCTCGGAAATTTCTCGCTCCATTACTTCAATCAGCATATACTTCATAGCATTTTCTCCTTATAAAACTCAGGTTTTATTCGTAACATACGAACACATGACCCACGAAATCACCGCCACCAATGAGATACGAGCCAACATATTTCAGTCTGTCCTTCTCATCTTCCCGGATTTCCTCGCCGGTCATTTTTGTTACAACCTTCATTGGATATGTCTGATTCTCGGTATCAACCATGCACCAAAGGCAAGGTCGAATCACGTCTTGAACATCCACATGAAGAACTTGTTCGTTGCATCTTGCAACGCGGTCATCGAAGTACAACATCGGGATATTGATTACCTGTTCTGCTGTAATCTCCAATGGATACTTGTAGATTACTCTCACGTTTGCCTCCTATAGATTTAGAGATTCCAAAAGCTCTCGTTGCGGCGAGAACTCTTTATACAATTCGACCTCCTTGGTCAGCCGAGCCAAGATTGCTTCTTCCTTGACCGCGTACCTGCCCAAGTAAACTTTCTTATGGTTATAAGTAATGCTGGCAACCCACTTCTTACGTTGTTTGTCGAAGTAGACGCCAGCGACACCAGACGTATTGCACGAATACAGGCTGCGGTTTCTGTCGTTCTCAGAACGCTCGCAACACCGCAAGTTTTTCTTCCTGTTATCCGCTTTGTTTTTGTTGATGTGGTCAACGCATTGACCGGGCTTTGCGTGCATCACAAGTCGATGGAACCGGACAAAGCGTCGAACGCCATTATAAAAGTAGCTGCTGACAAGATAACCGTCCTTGTCACAGTACCAACTGCCGCGCCCCTTGATAAGGGGGAGGTCTTCCAAATCAAAAAGGAATTCGGTCGTCTTGATTCGCAGGATACCGTATGTATCGAGAAGTTCAATCCGCATTATGTTCTGTCCAATCCGGCTTGAAGGCGTGTAAAACATGGTATGCCATCTCGGTAACTATCTCCAACCTAATTCCAATAGCGTCTGCCATTGTCTTATTCACACTACACGCCAAGAACCTGTCGAAAGACCCGTTCTCTTCGTAATCACAAATGGCATTCTCAATCAAGTGTTCTGCATCACTCATTCTTCACCACCTCCCACAACATTGTTTGTAACCGCTTTCCGCATCGGTCGTTTCTCTAAACCCCTCAACCGATGTGCATGGGCATTGGTCGTAAACCAGAACTCACGAGCGTTGCTTGCAATGCGAGTGAGTAAAAGAAAAACCGCCCGCGTAGCGGGCTTCTGGTTTACGAGCATAGTGCCGAATTCTTGCTTTTGCCTTTGGCGAAAAGCTGCTGAGAGAAATATGTATAACAGCAAATCTACAAAGCGGTCGTTGCCTACATCCATTCGGAGACAGTCCAGTATGTCAAACTGCCATTCTCTTCGTACTCGTATTTTGAAATAACCTCATCCACAGAATAGTAATCGCCATCAGCAGGAATGAGCTTATCACCATCCCAAGAACAATAACCAACCAACAATCCCTGTTCAATTCTCTCGCTGCTTAGATACGGCAAAAGGCTTTCTGGATAGTTGGTTCTAACCATAATTTCAACTGGATGATTTGGAAGGACATCCCTGACTGTCATTGGTTCTTCTCCTGTTAATTACCCCATCGATATGTCCAACTTTAATGAAGCCTTCCGGCTCGTCCAAGTCAATCGCATATCCGTTATTGATTTTAATGAACGATGTGCCATCCACAACCCACAGGTCACCGAAGCATGGATTCAAATAGATGTCACCATCTTGGTATTTTTCGTTCTTGTGCTCGTTGCGCTCAGTCACAGCCACACCTCCAATCGGTCATCTTAAATGTGGGCGAGGATTTGCACCTCGCATGGAAAGAAAATTGGTTTGACGGGTTTATCAGGTCTGCAGCACTGTCTCTCCCACCCGCTCGGCGTCTACCTATTCCGCCACCACATATGTTCTATGTTCAGCTTAATCCATCCACAAAATCCCACTCGATATTGTAACGGAATTCATCGTTCAAAATTCCGTCCAGCAGTTCGTCGATATACTCCTCATCGTCTCGGTCTGTCGGGACGGGAATAATCATCTCAAACTCTGGAGCAAACGTGGACGGTTTCACCCAAATCGTTCTTTTCTCCATAGCTGGAACCTCCTTGTCGCATAAGGGGCAATACCCTGCAGTTTCGCCAAACTGTATATTCACATGATGCCCGCATCTTGGGCAGTGGATAATGCCGCTCATGCAAATCAACCTTTCACAAATCTCTTTCCGCACAGCGGACAACTGCGTATCTCGACAATGTCTTGGGTTGTAAAACCACCGTCATCGTCAAGCACTCTTACTCTCAACATCCCTTGTCTGTTTACGGACATCTCAATGCCGCTATATTCAGCGGTCTGGTTCATTGGAACAAAATCATTTGTCCCAGATTCACAATATGGACATTTCATCTGACTACCCTCGTCTCTCTTTGCAAGAACTTTTTAATGCAGTCTCCACAATCATAGCTGACCTTGCAATTGTTCCCGCAACAATCGCCATCGCTCACAAAAGAGCAAAGCACATTCTCGCAAGTATCCCCGCCGCAAAACTCTATCAGCTCATCGGTATTCATAGTGGCTATTTTCCTTTTGATTTCCTCGAAATTAGTCATCGAATTAACCTTTCATATCTTTCCAGTAGCAGTAGAGACACCCGTGGGGGCATCTCGTCTTATGTTTCAGCAGTTCAGTTTTCCCTGCATAACACATACAGCCCTTTCGTTGATAGCCAGCCCCGCTTGATTCTGCATCCTCAGAAAATCCGAGCAGATTGAGGTCGTAGTCTGAAATGCAGCCACAGGCAATCGGCTCCGTAAGACCGGGTTCTGCACAGGACTCAATTCGGAGAACTTTGCCGTTATCCAGCCCTTCCCAGAACTGCTTTGCTTGCCGCAGCATATCGTCCACTTTTGAAAGCTGTGCTTGAGACGGAGCGAAACCGCTATCGCCATAGGGAAGCGGCAATCCAGCCTTTTTGAACCGGCTTCTTGCGTGTGGATACATATCAATAACGCTCACTCTGTATCGCTGAAATCCCATTTCCATAAAGGAAATCATTGTACGGTATGCAACTGAAAGTCCTTTCTCTGTGGGGATGATGGGGTCGATGCGAATGACGATTTTCTCCATCGGGAACCCAGCTTTAACCAACTCCATAATTGCGGCAAACTCCTCGTATGGAGTTGGTACATTAGGTTCCAAAGCAGAGTGCCCGTATCCAGTGATTGTTGCATGGACAATGAGCCTGTCTTTGTGTTCAAGAGCGGCATCGAAGAAATCCGGCGACACACACTTCGTAATTAGAACAGCAGCATCAACTCTGTCTAATTTCTCGACCCAAGACAAATCAACGCCTGCGTCTCCCGCTTCTGTAATTCCAATCTTGTATAATGCCATATCAAATCAGCCTTTCATCCATTCGTGTATGAATTTAATTGCGGCGCCTTCACTTTTTTGTTCTGCATTAAACTCCATGTCGTCGAAACCAAGCTGCTCAAAAATACATTCTGCCATAATCTGCAACGCTCCACGAAAACCGTAGTCAGCAACCATCTGTTCCAGAGAAGCATAGTATGAGGAGCAGTATGTGCAAATTTCGTCCAGAGTATAGTCCTGTAGGTCAACAACAGCGTGACACACAATATAATTCCCAAACCATTCTCTGTACTCGATGTAGCTGTATCTTGTATCCGTCACCTTTGCCATATACTGGGCGCAATCTGGGTCTGTGCAGGTATAGTTGAGCTTCAGTTTCTTCATGTCAGCCGTTTACCTCGTTTACCAGCGATTCCAGCATATCTTTTAGCTCTGTGTCATCTGGCATAATGACATCGTAGTTGAACGGGAAGAGGCGCTTGATGCCAAGAACCTGTTCCTTATTGGAATAGACGACCTCGGTCACCGAAACCATACACATTTCCATGTACTTCTTTGTAAGCTCGTCTTTTGTATCGCCAACGACTTTGAACCAATAGTCTTCATACTCATCATCCATATGGTCAAAGATAAAATCTTCTCTCTTCATAAATTCTCCTTCCGCTCATTCTCCAACTTGTTTATCCGATGCGCTATAAACAAGTTCTTTTCGTAGCTCATTCTTCAATCTGCGCTTAGCCAACCGCTTGTTGGACTTTTTGGCTTTTGCCCACCCATTGTGGTTGTTCGCCCAGCAAGCATATCTGTGGCTGAACTCAGACTGCCAGCCGAGTTTTCCTTTATAAGTGTTAGCCTTCTTCATAGTTCACATCACATTTCTGCTCTGACCCGCATAAGGATTTTACCAAGGCGATTTTCTCCAACGCCATCACAGACGCCCCAGATGCGGTCGCCCCAAGTATTGCCTTCAATGAGTTCGGCATCCTTGGTCGCAACAAGCTTGTCTGCCAAATCAGGATTCTGTGAGAACTTTGCCTTGCAAATCTCATACATAACGGTATCTTTGACCGCCTCCCAGTCACCACGGAGCTTAACCCTACGCCCAAGCCTCTTTGCCTCTGACGGATTCAGACGGCAAAACTCAGTCATACGTTCTGGGCATTTAGCCGCTTGAAACGCCGCCTCGTTATTCTCAAAACACATTCCGTTATAGGTAACTGGTGCCGAGTAGAAGTTACTCAGAAAATAATACTCGCCTCTAAACTCGCTGATACTTACTCCCATACTGTCAGTCAACCTCCCACGCATAATCGAAATGTCTCCGGTACGAATTTCCTTTACGAACGTCGCCCTTATAGCGTCTGATTTTTCTATTGGAATATGCCTTCCAAAACGTCTGCCTGTTTGAGTTCTTGGGGTACTGGATATACCTTCCGACCGGCTGATAAACGCCGTCTTTCCAACCCCAATCTGTATAGCCGATACCTGACTTATATCCGTAGGTCATAATACGCATCAGCTTTTCTTTCTTCTGTTTGCGCATCTTGCGCCGATATGCTCTCCCGGTTTTTCTCGGTTCACACAGTTTGCCATGCGGCTTGTCCGCCTCAAAAGCATCGCTACAATAACCACTGATAAAAAATTCAGTCTGGACTTTATCGCAACCGCAGTATTCAAGCTGCGGTTCGTAGCCACCCTCTCTTGCAACCCTGACCCTATGCTCAATGCCTTCACAAATCGGGCATTCATCGCAAGTGAACTTTCTTCCATAGAACTCAAGCATGATTGACCTCCTGCTGAAAAGTCTTACTGCTTCGTCAAGATGTACTCCGTATTTGCTGTTTGGATGGTAATTGTGTCTTCGCCGTTTCCCCACGGAGTAAAATCCAAAACAGTAGATGTATGTAGGCAATGATACCGGTCGTCATAATCGGGCAAATACTTGATAAAGCCACGCTCTCCGACCTCCAAGTAAACAACGTATGCCTTTCGACCGAGCACCTCGTCATGCAATGGATTTGCTCTGCCGTTTTTGCTCTTAATCGATGTAATCGTGTAATAAGCCGCTGGGACATATGTCCTGCTTAGCTCATATCCCTTCCACAAATCCATAATTACCCTCCATCAATTGCAGTTTCGTCCGCACTCCTCGCTTTGCGCTGGCGTGTCTTCCTTTTTGCTTCTTCTCTCCGAACTCTTTTACATATTCACGGTTCGCCTTACACTGATTGCAGTTATTTCTTTGTTTGCAGAACCAGCACCCGTCTTGCCCCCACCAAAACCAGTCTGGCATTGATGGTCTTGGTTCTCTTTTCGCCTTACCCACAATTATGCCTCTCACAAGGGAACGGACAACTATCGCACTGCGAATAGTCACAAGCATTTTCATAGTCGCACAGGCAAAGACACTTCAACCAATATGCAAGACCGCCAATGACTGCTGCTGTTGCCAGTGCAAACAGAATTGCACGAAAAATCATGTCCATCACCTCACCAGCAATCGTAGTCAGTAATGTCTTTTTCTTCGCCGCAGACAGGACACTGAATTCTAATCGCCGTTCCAATGCCTGTTCCGGTCAGCTCGTACAAATACTTGCCGCCATTCTTACATGACTTGTAGTGACTGTCTCTGAACGCTCTTTCTGCTTTCTTCTCGTTATCTGATATCTGGCATAAGGAGTGGGTGCGATTATACTCAGCCAGCTCAACTGCCTTTCGAATCTCTTCGTCCTTATTCCATTCGGCAACTTTCTTTCGCAGGCTTTCGTTCAATTCGACGAGGGAATCATATTCGTCCTGCGCGGCTTTCAATAATCCCTTGAAATCTCTGTGAACTCTAAACATTTGTGCCACTCCTTTCGATTCTTTTCTTCAAGCAATCATAGGCTGGATTGCTCAAAGAAAAGAGCCGAATAACTCGGCTCTGTTTATATGTAAGCGGCTTGTAATGAGCCGCTCCGTTCTCTTCGTAACATTCCGAGAAGCCTGTCTGCGTCTACGTCTGTCAAAATCCTGTACCATTCAGAATGGAAGAACCGCTCCAGACTTTTTAACAACCCCTCGTCTTCATTACGGAGTGCCGAACGATAATCATCTGCTGCGACTGCAACAATGGCATTTGCCAAATTGCGCCAAGGGTCATCGTTGCTTTTTCTCAACCGCCCAAGGCTTGCCGATGGTTGTGCCATTGCTCGCTCCGGCATTTCACCTTGCGGAACACCTCTCGGCAAACACCCGCAAGACTTTACGGCACCATTTTTGAGGAATCGCCCATCAACGATGCAAGTCTTGCCGCATCTACATTCGCACAGCCACCTTGGTTGACCGCTGTTACTGTTTTCAGCTCGCTTGACCACTTTTAATTCCCCGAATGTTCTGTTGGTCAAGTCTGTTGATTTACCACTCATAAAAAATCAGTCCTTTTCTGCGAGAAGGAAGTCAGGATTGATGACCTTGAAGCTGATGTTGCTCTGGACATTGCGCATAACTACACCTTCTCGTTTTTGTTCCTTACGAACCACTGATTTTCCCTTGGAATACTCGACCAGCTCAGCGATAGTTTCTGGCAGGGTTTTGTCCTCCTCAACAATCGGAACAGTCTTAATTCCATACGGCTCAAGCAGTTTCTTGATTTCTGCCGTGCCACACTTGTGGTCTGGATAAATCAGGTTGAAGGCAAACAAGTCGTACCCACTAATGTGGTACTTGTTGCCCTGAATCTGGTTGCCGCAAATCTCACCTTGTAAAACGATGGTTTCATAATCACCGACAAGGTGTTTCAGCACATCTTCGATGTGAAGCTGGCGTGCAATCGTCCAGTATGAGCTGTTGTCAGGCGTGCCAAGGTAGATATTTCGGCTGCAAACGCCAAACTCATACTTGCGTTTGGAAACTTTACGCAGGTAATACGTCGCTGACTGCCCATCAACTTTCTCTGTGACAGAGAACTTCGTTCCCTTGTTACGCTCCATCTCAAAGAGCGTCGTAAGGTTTTGAATGCGGGTCTCATCCGTCTTGGCAATCCAGTCGGGGAATCCTCCCTTGCGCTTGGGCTTCATAAACAGTTTGCGATACCACTTGAATCGCATCAGGAAGCGAGCGATTGCGCTCTGCGGTTTTTGCGGTTGCTTCGTCAAGAGCTGTGCTTCTTGCTGCGCTTCTGGGTCATACTTCTTAATGCCCAAAGCGTCTGTCACATCGGCGCCAAGAATGGCAGGAGTACCATTCGGAAGGATTGACAGTGGGAGAACCAAACCCTGACTGACCTGACCACGCAGCTTAATGGTGCGGACTCTGAACTTTCTGTCTCTCAAGAACTCGAACTCTGGGCGTTCTGGGACGATAGAATCGACCTCAATGTAAACGATATGCTCTCCTGTATGGAACTCGCCTTTCTGAACCACACATTCCCAACCATCGACCTGCGCAACTTCAATGCGGTCAGCTCCTGCAATCGGGCGAAGAGATGCAATCTCACGGATTGTTGCCAAATGTCGCATAGGACACCCTCCTTTGAATTATTAAAACCATCGTTTTTAGCTTCTGCTGATAACTCTTTTGAACTTCAATGAGCTATTTGCGATGTAATCATCAATCAGTTTGCTCTGTGCTTTTGTCTCTGCATAGGCAGTGATGGTGATGGACTTTTTGCTCCAGTCCAAGGTATAGCTGTCTGCAGCGACATTCGTGATGTGATGTGTTGCCAGAAAATCTCGAAACTCTTGCATCGCCTCCAAATTATCCGACATAATGACGTTCACATAGGTCTTGTCTTTTGAGAACCTGTTGCTTAATGCGACAGCTAAACAGCAGCCAACACCGCTTGCAATGGAAACAGTTGCAAGGGCGAGGCTGCTGTCACTTGTTACGATATCTTTTGTGATGCTAAGGTAGATAAAATTTGACAAGCCGAGAGCGACTCCGGCAAGGACACAACGATTTCTCTGTACCAAGATTGTCTTGGCTGTACCAAGCGTGTTGTCCAGCACCTTAGCGAAAAATAAAATGACCAGATATACGGCTGTCAAATAATCTCCTCCTTATTTAGAAATCAAAAAATTCTTGGTAAGCCCATACGCCGACAAAGATACCAGCGGGGATGCACCACAAAAGCAGAAAGGCTGGGTTATGCAGCTTGATGCTCCAAACAATTGGCATAATCATCGTAAGAATGATTAGCGCAATCGAGACGATGGAGACAGCAATGCAAATTAGAACTTTAACCCAATCTTTTGCATTGTCCCACCATTTTTCCATCACGGTTCGAGACTAATGATGGGCGTTGAGCCAGTCACCGTAGGCAGCTCGCCGTTCCACTGCTCATACTTGATTTTTTCAATCAACTCATTGGTAAGTGAAGCCGCAATCTTGCGGTTTGCGTCGGCTTCTGCCTCCGCAGCAATACGCAATGTCTCTGCTTTTGCTTCTGCTTCAATAACTGCTTTCTCTGCGTTAATCTGTGCGACCTCTCTGTCTTTCTCAGCCTGAACCTTGGCGGTTTGCTTTTCAATATTCGCCAACTCAAGCTCCTGCTGAGCAGTGACTTTCTTCTGGATAGCCGCAGCCGTTTCATCGTCAACTGAGATATCCGTAAAGTTTACAGTGTCAATAATGATGCCATACTGGTCGAACTTCTCACGCAAATAGGTATCCAACTCGGCATTGATTTCAGTACGCTTGTCGCCAAAGATGTCGGTGACAGGGTAGTTTGCGGAAACTTCCTGCGTCCACGCCACAACCTTGGGCTTAATAAACGAATCCTTGATTGCCTCGCCAGATTTTCCTTTGAACATTGCAAAGGTTTCGGAGACTCGTGCCTCATCAAAACGATATGAGAACTCAATATTCACTCGGACAGTCTTACCATCAGAGGTAGGGATGTTGAAACTCTCATCCTTGGGTGAGTCGCCCTTATCCTCAGCCGTCAGATATGACTGCTCAATACCGATAGAATACTTGGTCACCTTTTTGGTCGGAGCAACCAGATGCCAGCCCTGTTCCAAGACCTCGCCATCAACGCCGCCGTTCATGTTATACACAACGCCGACGTAACCTGCGGGAATCTTCTCCAGACACACAACGCAGCAAACCAAGCCGATAATCAGCACAAGTGCCAGCAAGATTGCGCCAAGTTTACCCTTCTTCATTCTTTTACTTCCTTTTCTTCGTCAGTTTTTTTCTCCGTTTCCTCGGAGATTTCTTTCTTCGCATCATTGTACAATCGCATTCCAACTCCGCCGACGCCCTTAAAGGCGAAACTCAAACAGAACCAGATAAGCACAAGCACAATGACTACGATGAGCCAGAACACGATGTTCATGTTGTTGCCTCCTGCTCTAAGACTCTTGGTATGTATGTGCGGGTTTCCATACGCTCTTCGACCTTTCTGGTCTTACCCAGCGCTTCACGCACAAGGTTCAAAAGGTTTTTGCCTTTGTCGCTTTCAAGAAACTGAACGAGCGGCTCAAGAATTTCTACCGTATCCTTGCACTCGCGCCGTGCTTGGCGACACTTTGCAAGCTGTGTAGCAACCTTGGCTCGCTCTTTGTAATCAAGACCGTCAAGCTCCAGTTTGTGAAGGTAGTCCTGCGTGAGCCTATCCATGCGGTTCACCTCATCATAGTTCCACGCATAGTCCCTTTGCGCATTTTCCATCAGCTTACAGAAGCTACTGATAGATTCTGAAAACTGTGGTACCGCCTTTACTTTACCCACGCAAGCCTCCTTCCTCAGCCGTAGCTGACCTCGTCTTTGTCTGTTCGGATAGAAATAAACACCGGGAACTGTAAGCTCTCAGCACCGGTGTTTTTGTCATACGATATTTCCTTGTATTTTACCTCGCACAACCGTCCGGGCATTTCATCTTTAGCCGCCCAAAAAGCTGTACGCTGCTCATCGGAAAAGCCAGACCCAACATTTACTTCGTTGCCTTTATAGTCCAGCACAAATGCGCCCAGCGTTCCTGCAAGCCTGCCGCTTCCTTCTTCACAACGCAAGATATGCAAATCCATAGTGTAGAAGCGTTTGACTTTGAGAATTCCGTTGTGGCGCTTTCGCTTATATGGAACATCAAAGTTAACCATTAAGCCCTCTTTGTCCTCCCGAACCATTTGCTCTAATAGCTCATCGATTTTTGTCTGGTCTTTACCGTGATATAAAACGGGGAGGATGTTAACTCGACCATCTTGCGGAATGAAGCGATGAAGCTGGTCTAAGAAAGACCGGCGATACCCATAGCCGCCCTCGCTTACACCAGCATCGAATTCTTCTGTCGTAAGCACATCAAAAATGGTGTAGCAAACTGCCGTTTTATCAGTGTCATCTGAGTTGATAATGCCCGTTGCCTTGCGGAATGCCTCATTGTCAGACAGCGCTCCTTTATCGCGCAAGGTAAGTTCACCGTCAAAAACATAGCTATCGTTATCGTCGATTTTGAGCGCGTCCAGAATGTGCCCGAGCCCTTCGTAGGGAACTCCGCTTCTTGCGAACAGTTGCCCTTTGTAGTATGTTGCTCTGACACCATTCAGTTTTTGAGTGAGCCAAAACTCTGTGCCGTCCTTGACTGGGTATTTGTCGATTGGATATGCCTGCTGAACCTCCCATTCGGGAATCAGTCCGGGGATAACCTTGTTCACAGTTTTCGCTGTGACACCCAACCGAAGTGTCTTTGACAGAAGTTCAATGTAAAACTCGGATGACTCTGGGTCAGTTAAACACTGCACGAAGACCCGCACTTGATATACAGTTGCTGCGTCCAATGCTTTTCGCTTTGCCAGCAGTTCACAGATTTCAAAGATGTCGGTCATTGTGATTGTAATTGCTGGGTCATACTCGACAGGCGTTCGCAGTGTTTGTTCCGAAATCTTGTACGTTAGCATTGGATTCAAAGCGTAGTACAAAATCTTACGGAAATTCTCAACATCTTTGAAGGCTTGCAAGACCCGCATTTTACTAATCGCGCCGCTTGCGTTCTGCAAACAGCGGACGATTGCTATTTCTTCCATACAATCACCTTACGGCTGTGAGCCGTAGGCTGGCATCGGATTGAGCTTGTGCAGGTTCTGCGTATGCTTCTTTGCAATTACTTTGTCGATGTCTTCATCCCCACTACTACCGTGCATGATGTAGTTGTCGAGCTGCATATAGGTAAAGCACAGATTGTCTTCGTCTGTCTTACCGCAAAGACCGTCCGATGGAGTCTTGTCCACCAGCTCACGAGGAATGGGGAGTTCGTAGCCAATCTGACGAACCTCATGCACCATGATATTTGCGAGTGGGCTGAAGTCACCAGCGCTGTCACCGAATTTTGTGGAGTATCCAACATAATCTTCAGAGCGATTGCAGGTGTTTGCCACCCGACCTCCGCGAGCCAAAGACTGCGCGACCATATAGAGCGTCGCCATACGCAGCCTTGGAGGGAGATTGACCGCTGCCTGATTGCTTACTCCAGATGGCATTGCTCTGCCGACTACATCAACCATCTTGCTGTATGCGCCGCCAATGTCAACTGTAATACTTGCAATGCCAAGCGTATCGACCAGCAGCTTGGAGTCTGCGATATCTTTCTGCCAACCATTCGGCATCAGCACACCGATAACCCGCTCTGCGCCAAGGGCTTCAACACAAAGTGCTGCGACCACGCTGCTATCTTTGCCACCGGAAATGCCGATAACAGCACAGCAGTCGTTGCCGTTTGCAGCGAAATATTCTCGAATCCACTGCACGATTTCATCTTTTGTTCTTTTCGGATTTGCCAGCATACTATACCTCTTTTCTCCACAACTCTACTGTGTACTTATCGGACAGTTCCTTTTGGATAAGACCCAAAATCACATTCCAGTCCCCACCGCCAAGACCGCATCCAATCTTAAACGGCATGGCAATTGTTTCTCCTGCAGGTACGGTCAATTTAATCCGTTTTAAGCAGCTCTGAAATGCGGTGTAATCTGTGTACAGTTTCCCATCATATCCGTAGTTGCTCTGCGCAAACATATTGACAACGACTTTACCGTCGTTAGCTTGAACGAACTGCGTCTGACCGAACGCATTGCGCTCTTCGTTGCAGAAGCCAACATAGGCGTTATAGACTTCTGGATACTTGGCTCGAACCTGTTTCGCCACACCACTACCCATTCTCGCCTGACAGTTAACCTGATGGCAAATATATTTGGCGTGGGTCTGAAACAAATCTCCATCAATAATTTGTACCGGCATCAGAACGTTCCTCCGTGAAGATTCTTACGAACCTCATCCAGCGTGAACTGCTTTTCAAACTTTCCATCTCTAAACACGGTGCGCAGCTCATTGCTGTCCTGTGCTTCAGCCCAAGTAAGACCATCAACGTAATCGTAGCCGTCATCAGTTTTGACTACGCGGCAGCAACCACGCTGAGACTTCTTAAAATGTCCTGTGTCTGTCTTGGGGTTCTTGAAAATCATAATCGGTTTGCCGTCGGCATCTTCTGCATATGTCGCTTTAACTGCAATGCCGAATGTATCCCTTGTGTACGGATTGTACTGTTTGCTTCCATCGCTCTCGATTGTCTCTAAGCACTCCATTGAGAATGAACCGACACCGAGCGAAACATTATTGATTGCAAAGCCGTTTTTCTCCAAAAGAGAATAGATTTGCTCACAGCGCTGCGGAGTAATGCTGTCCCCGTAAATTGCCTTGACGTGCGGATTCAGCACCTTGTACCCCTTGCTATTTACTGTGCCGCCAAAGATATCCCACAGACGATATACGGTCTCAGTGATTACACTAACAGGGTCACCACTGTCGCCGCGAATTGAGATGAAGCCATCGTGATTTAGGATGTCATCTTTGAGCTGAGGGAGGACTTTTTCAACAAGATTCCAATAGTCATAGCTGTCGCTAACCATTGAGAAACTTTGATGCGGATACACCTCACAAAGAAGTCGTCGAATCTGTGTCACCTCATCACCGTCAACAGCAAAGTTGGAACACATTACGCTGTGTTCTGTTGAGAGCGCACCATATGCGACAGGTTCCTTGCTACAATCACAGTTGTAATTATGCTCAAGCCACAAAATCGCAGGAACTGTCGCCGTATTCAAGAAGCTCAGGCAGAAAGCCGCTGCGCTCTTTGTTGCACTTTCAACGCTCTCTTGCCCGCGCATAGAAAAATCGCCAAGGAGCCTCGCACGAACCACACTGTCATCGCAAGTGCGTTCTGCATACTCATTGACGATTTTACGATATCTGTACCCAACCTCAGCGGAGACTTGCGTATGCCACATTGTGCAAGAGAGCATCGTCTCGATGGTGTTGACCAGCCATACGAAGTTAGGGTGTGTATTTGAGATTTCAATTTGTGGGACTTTGATATTGGTTCTCGTTCCTTCGGGAACAGCACGAATCTGTAACGGAAGATAGCCGAGTTCATGCAATTCACGAAGCCGTTTCTCTCCAACGCCTTTCGTTCTAATTGTTGCCCCAAGAACTCTGGTGTACTCCTTGAGTACACTATCAAACGGGACATTAAAGAAGTGGTCGTTGAATGCCTCAATGAGATATTCCTGAATGAATGCCTGAAGCCCAAACAGTGTAACCTTATCGGTATCACCGAGGCGACTCATGCGTGGCGTGTAGTAGGAGACCATTTTGGTCAAGCCATTCGGATACTGTTCAGCATGACACGTCTTATAGAAGTCCAGACACAGGAGCGGATTATATGTAATCATTCAGTTTTTCCTCTTTTCTTTAGCTTTTCACCATATTTTGCAAAAAACACAGCAAACGCAAACGGTGCTGCAACAATCCAGAAAACGCCTACCATAATATACCCGTCTTCGAACCCATTATATTTGTTATATGGTTCTACGATAACGTACAAGCGGCAAAGTGCGAATGTTACAATCGCACCAATGCAGAGGTACAGGAGCACCAAAAGGACTATCATCATTCCTCTTCACCCGCCTTAAAGTTATAAATCGGCTTGATGATGGCATCAATGGTCACTGTTGGTTCGACATTGTTTACGATATCATCCATACCTTTGTATGCCATCGGGCATTCATCGAGCGTGCTTCTTCCAACAGATGTAGTGTAGATACCCTCCATCTGCTTCTTGAACTCAGAAACTGTGAATGTCTCTTTCGCCGCGCTGCGGCTCATCAAACGCCCAGCTCCATGCGGGGCAGAGAAGTTCCAGTCTTCATTTCCTTTGCCGGTACACAGCAAACTACCGTCTCTCATGTTGATAGGAATCAGCAGCCGCTCACCAGCTTGTGCAGAGACCGAGCCCTTGCGAAGAATCATATTCTCTACATCGATGTAGTTGTGAATAGTCGTAAACTGCTCTTCGACATGGAAGCCCATACCCTTAACAATGGTGTCCATCATTGCTTGGCGGTTAAGTTCAGCAAAACGTTGAGCAATTTTCATGTCATGGATATACTGCTCAAACAATTCTCCCTCAACGTATGCAAGCTGCTTTGGAACTCCCGGCTTCTTTGCCTTCATGCCTTTAAGAACAGCTTGGATTTCTTTTTGTCTTCCAGCCGCTTTTAACTCGTTGACGACCTCCTCGATTTCTTCCTTGGAATACGAGGTTAACGCCTTGAACGCAGCTTCCTGATAGAAGTTAGCAATCTCCAGACCAAGGTGTCTACTGCCGGAATGCACCACAATATAGATGTGCCCATCATCATCTTTGTTGGCTTCGATGAAATGATTTCCTCCACCAAGCGTACCGATGCTTTTATATGCGCGGTCTACATTGACCATCTTTGCACAGCACAGTTCCGACAGGTCGATGCTACTTGCATATCTATGAGCTTCTGTGCGAATCTCAAAACCGGACGGAACTCCTGCACGAATAACTTTATCCAGCTTCTGCGGTTCAATATGCGTTTCTTTGATACGGATAGTTTCCATGCCGCATCCAATGTCAACGCCGACAAGGTTCGGGCAAATCTTATCCTTGATGGTCATCGTGGTTCCGATTGTACAACCAGCCCCAGCATGAATGTCTGGCATCATACGGACTTTGCTTCCCTCGATGTACGGTTGATTCAAAAGATTGATAACCTGAGAGATAGACTCATTATCGACCACGTCGGTAAACACCTTTGCAGTGCCAAACTTACCCTGTAACTCAAGCATTTGCCCGCCTCCTTTAAGATTAAATGAGCGAAATCATCTCGCTATTTCCGCGATAGATACTATCTGTGGTAAACACACGACTGATTAAGCCGTCTGTGAGAACCGTTCCACTGTGAATTGTGTTTTCACAATGGGTCACATACAAATACACTTCATTCGCGCCAGCCTCTTTTAGTGCCTTAGCTGTAAAAGTGAATGTGCCTCCGCGAGAACAAATATCATCGACAATCAGCACATTTCTATCGGTAACCTTTTCTGGGCTCGTCAGTTCCAGCCGTTCAATTTTCCCGGTGCGCCAGTCTCTGTGCTTGATGCAGAACACATACTCTCTGCCAGCTTGCGATGAATATCGTTTTGCTGCTCCCTCATCAGGATAGCACAACAACACATTTTTGTCATCCAACTTGTCCAGAGCTTTCTGGATGTGCGGCTGCGCGTCATATACCTTGACTCTGTCAAGCAATGCTGCTGATACATTCGAGTGAGGGTCATCGACTAATACGTCGTCAAAATCCAGCGTGTTGATAAACTCCGCAAACCATTTTAGCGTAAACACTTCATCCGCATTTTTTACTCTATCCATTCTGGCATTTGGAATGTATGGGAGCAGCAAGCGGAGGCGAACGTCCCGGTCATGGTCGCGGATATGATTTACCAGATACCATAGAAGGATGCACTCCTCATCGCCGTCATACTTCCATGTGATATTGAAGATGCGTGTCATTGAGCCAAACGGATTATACCTGAAAGAGGTTGTACCATCGGGGAACTTTGTAAACTCGACCCGCTTGTCGTTGACAAGAATCATGCCGTGACCCCCTTGTTCTCGATGTTAATCTGGCACATTTTCATTGCCGACAGTGCAGTCTTGTGACTCTCTGGTGTCACGCCAGCGCAGCAGGAAGCATCGACCGTAATCTTAACTTCCGGCATAAATGCCTTGAGCAGCAAGGCATTTGAGATAACACAGATATCGGTACAAAGACCAACAAGGACAATTTCTTCTATGCCATCACCAAACGCAACTTTTGGATATAGGCGACCAGCAAGTGCTAATGAACCAAACGTTTTCTTCTCGAAACCATTCAACTGGTCATCCGCTGGATGCTTGCTCTGAATTGCTGCTTTGACTGAGCTATGAATCTGCCAGCCATTACTTGCAGATATACAGTGTTTTACCGGCAACAGTCTTCCTTCTTGCGTTTCGAGGTAATCATCAGAATGGGTGTCTTGTGTCCACAAAACTTCCCCATCAAACTCTTCAATTTTCTTGACGACCTTCGGCACAATAGCCTGTGCCTCCGGTGTCCCGAGCGCACCATCAATAAAGTCGTTCTGCATATCAACGACAACAAGAACCTTCATTCTTCACCCTCCATCTCACAGCGACGTTTGTTTGCTAATAAAGTTTATCGCTTTGCCTGTTTTCTTGTTTACACCATGTCCAACAACATGGACGAGGTAATCTTCCCAAGTTTCTCCCGCTTTCCAATACTCGGAGTCCTTTTCGTATGTACCGGTTTCTCTTACAACTTCGATTTGAATAGTCCCTTTGAAGTCTGGAATTATCGTAGTCGTCCACGGTCTCTCTAAGTGATAATTGAAGTTTGGGTTATAGGCAAGAACTTCATGCAGCAGAAATACAGATACAAGACCGGCATCTGCACAGAACCGCCCCAACGGCTTCTTTGTGTCAGAATCAAAAACTGTGCATCCCCAGTCTCCATAGATGGTGTCATGGGTCAAATAATTTTTAATCCCAAGTCGCTCCATATATTCACCGTACTCACAATAATGCCAGTCGTTCTTAGTTATCCCGTTTTCATTGCGAATAATGTAGCAGGGGTCTGTAATGATAATGTCACCATCAAACTCTTTTTCCGGGGTACTCTGATATCTCATTCTTGCTCGCCCTCCTTATACTTACAGCGAATATCTTTCTCACGCTTACGATTATAGGCTCGTTTGTTTGGAACAATTTGAGTAACGGGGCGAGCACAAGTCCAGAAATTGCGTGCTCTCTTCGCTTGAAGTTTTCGCCTATTCTTGTCTGTCATTGAACTCGCCTCCGTTCTCAATTTGCCGACCGCTTTCCGCATGGGGCGTGATTGTTACAGAAGCCCCATGTGCACAAAGTGACATTTTTAGCAAGCAATTTCCGGGTTATTATTTTTATTCGCTGAATAAAAATTATAACCTCGGAAATGCGAGGCTAAAAATGAAGAACTCAAATCTTTTCTTCTGCTTTAAGCGAGAAGATACTACACGTTTTGCTGAGACATATGTATGTAGTCAATCTTCAAAGCGGTCTGTATCATAGCGGTTATCCGCTTATGTTTTAGGTTGCAATACGTCTCCCATCCATGCTCAGGAGCTGTGCGAACGCCTCGTCTTCTTCTTGCTGCTTTTCCACTTCATCATTCTGGATAGCCACAAACACTACACTGCACATACCGATGAGGTCATCGATGGAGAAATCCTCTTCCTCAATGGTTTCATCTTCGTCGGGTTCCTCTTCCAGAGAATCGAGGAAGTCGTCATCTGCATCGGCGTACTCTTCATCTTCATCTTCCTCGTCGTCCCATGCGCCGTAGTCATCGCCCCATTCGAGGACATCCTCTTTGTAGTCTTCGAAGTCATCGTCATCGAGACCATCATAATCAAAGGCGCTGTTACGACGGTAGTAATAGTACCCGCTGGGGAGGTTGCCAAGGAAGTCTCGGATGTCCCTCCAGCCGTAGTCGGCGATAGCATCGCGGATATCTTCTTCGACGCTGTCATCGTAATCATCATCGTCATAGATGTCCTCACAGATATCGCAGTCAAAGTCGTTGCAAAAGTCTTTCAGTTCACACCACTCAGTGATATTGTCAATAAATTCATTCCTTGTCATGTTTTAATCCTCCATTTCCACTATTTCAGTTGAGACCCTAACGAGCTTGGACAATGCTTTTTCTGTCAGGAACGCATATTGTACGCCAAGCTGCGTACTGGTTAACTCTTTTCGCATTGCTGTAGCCGCCACGTCAATCGACACATTGCTATTTCTCAGCTTTGTAAATTTACTTTTCAAATTACTTCCTCCGCCAGCCATATATCCGATTACCAAATCGACGTTTGGAGCGGTGCCGAGCCTTGAAGAAACCACGAACCGAAGCCAATCCTCAGACCTTTCATCAAACTCCAGAACAGAGAGTCCATCCAAGTCTGTGAGCAGATATGTTTGGACATATCCCACCCGAGAGTTTTTGACTGCCATCGGCAAGGCATCGAAATAATTTGTGGCAAGATAAAAGCCGCATCCGAAATCTCGGTGCGGCTTACACTTGTTCAGGGTTGGTACATCGAAATCTGCCGGAGTACCGTGATACAGATACATGGCAACCCTCCTCTATAAAATTGGTCTGGGTGAGAGGACTCGAACCCCCGACATCTTGCTCCCAAAGCAAGCGCACTACCATCTGTGCTACACCCAGATATAATGGTTTTGTTTCCGAACATACACGCACTACTGATGGGTTCGAACCATCCTCACCATAAGCATCGCCATCAATGCTTAGTAGTGCGTGCCGGGGCAGAAAGGAAAACGGATATGTCAGTCCGTTGGAGCTGGTGACAGGGCTCGAACCCGCAACCCAGTGAGTACAAATCACTTGCGCTACCAATTACGCTACACCAGCGTGCACCCTCGTCTTTCCGAGGTGTCAGCTTTTAGCTAAAAGGCTGCTGATGGCTGGACTTGAACCAGCGACTCACACTTCCGGTGCTGCTCTACCAACTGAGCTACATCAGCATAAATGCGCCCTGCGCCCGTAGGACTCCGTGTGCACCCGGCTGTGTCTCTTACAGAGATAACAGTTGAGTGATGAACTAACCGTACAAACGTAAGCATGACCAACAGAGCAGATGGAGCTGGAACTCGGAGTCGAACCGAGAACCCACGCTGTACGAAAGCGTTACTCTACCAGTTGAGCTATTCCAGCATAGATGCCATCCTGAAACTATGGCGATGTCATTAACACCACCAATACAAACTCACTATGATGGCAGTTTTGATAGCGTGAAAGGAGAATCATGGATAAATCATCGTGGCATAAGGGATTGCAGGGATAGAAAACAAGCTCTAATACCAAAGATGATTTTGGCAGGGGCAGTAGGATTCGAACCTACGAATAACGGAGTCAAAGTCCGCTGTGTTACCGCTTCACCATACCCCTATATCTGCAGGCTCATGCAGCGGCGTCCCGCCAAACCAACCTGTAACCGACTTCCAGAGCAGGCTCTGACGTGTCGTAAAGGCATTTCCTTTAACGCATAATTTAATGGTTTCTTACTTGGAGCGGCGTACCAGACTCGAACTGGCACCACCGGTTTGGAAGACCGGAGTGCTAACCGTTGAACACCAACACCGCATGGTCGGCTTCTCGCTTAGATTGTCACACGCTACCGGCAACTACGCTCCGAAAAGTCGTAGCCCCTATTCCGTCAGGTCAAACCGGTCTTGACGCATCAAGACAAGCGCAGTTTTCAGCAAGCATTTTCATTCTTTGTGAGGTAAGCCGATAATCTCTCACATCAGTTGGGAGCTACCCAACAACTGGCAGGGGTGAATGGATTCGAACCACCATCTGACGGTTTTGGAGACCGCTATGTTAGCCATTGCACCACACCCCTTGGCGGAGTGGACAGGACTTGAACCTGCACATCCTTTCGGATTACTCACGGTTTAGCAAACCGCTGCCTTACCGTTAGGCTTACCACTCCATCGGGATTACTTTATTATACAGAGCAATAAACTGCTCATTGACCTGCTTGTCCACATGATAATGTCCAAAGAACCACCGCTTGAATGTGAGGTCGGAACAAACCCTATCCAAAAAGCTGACCATCGGGTCGTTCTCGTACCAGCTTGCGAGCAGAGTCTGAACACTCCTTGGCGCACAATGTGTAATTACATAGTCAACTCGCCAATTATTTTCTTCGAGCGCTGCAATCGCTCGTTCCATTTCTTCTCTGGACGGTATTTCCTCTTTCCACCATGAGATATGTTCCACGCGATACTCTTTATCAACAGAGCGAGCACCGCCCATGCAGAAGATTTTCTTTCCATCAATCGTGAGCACCTGCCCTCTGTCCAGATGATAGATGTCAGGAGCGATTTCACGCACCTTTCCGCCAAATTTGTCAATCAGCGGGAACTGGTAGAGCATATCAAAGTTCTCATGGTTGCCATCAATCCAAAGTGTCGTAAAGTTTTTCGCTGTCAGCCAGTCTTGCCACCACATCTCTCGATGCGAACCGTCCCAGCAGAGTCCAAAATCGCCACATATGATTACGAAATCATTCTTCGTCAATTCCTTTTGTTGTGGGAACTTTGTTGTATTAAGCTTGGCAATATCAATGTTTGCGTGTGTATCTCCAGTGACATAAATCATGCTCAGTTCCTTTCTCATCTGCAGTCCATATGTATATTCTGTTCTGGTCTCTTCGTTTATCTCCTGTAACGACGGGATTTAGATGAGCTGAAAGCGAGTTCAAATCCCAAGCGGCGATGATGAAATCATTGGGAGACAATGGGTTCGACGGTTGCTCATCGGATGGAGATGACAAGACATCCAGAATAGTTTTAATGAGCTGTACAGCGAGCTTAGGCGCCTTCGCAGCAGGCTGCGGGCGGGGAATTGTGCTGTCCAGCAAAGTGATACTTCAGCCTTTGGCGTGAAGCACATTCCTTACGAAATGTTATTCACTGCAAATGATAATTTGATTATCCTGTAATCTACATGGAGGTAGCTCCCTACGAGGAGGAGCTCCGGCACCCAGTGACTGGCGTGCGACATCTTTTGGTCGTCTCGTTGAATCCATTGTGCCACAATGGATTCAAGTGATTCGGGCTGCTCACCGTGTGGTTCGCAGCCTCGAAGGATGACTTGAGTCTGCAGGTGAATGCGCCTCCGGGGAGGTTTTCCTCCCTATCAAGTTGTTACTTATGCCTTTGGCGATAAGCATTGCTTTCGCAATTATGCATTACAGGATTGCGGGTTATTTATAGACGTTACCGCAGGTCGTCCTTCATCATGCGAATTACATCCACATTCATTTTCTTGTTGATGTAAGCTACAATTGCGTCGATGGTCTCTTTTTCGACCATACGATAATAGCTATGCAGACCATACATTACCTGTACATCATTCCGTTCCCAAGCGACACCATTGTTCTTATCTGTGATGTAATTGTACAGCATTGACTGGAACTGCTTTTTCTTTTTATGACCGACCGTAATCTCGTTGTCCTTATTCAGCATAACGCCAAGATTCCAGTTGCGCCCCGCTGATGAACCATACCGAGTCTTGCTTGCATTGATTGTGAACGGGGCACCAAAGCTGTTCAATGTACTTACTACCAGCTCTTCAACAGAACGAACATCAAAATCATACTTGGATGAAATGATGAAGTCATCCGCATATCTGGTATAAATGAAGCTCTGTTTTTCAAAATTACGGAGCGTATTCGACAGTTTGAAATCAACCGGAATCATCATTACGTTTGTGATAAGCGGTGAAATTGGGGTACCTTGCGGTAGCCCGCCATTTAAGAACGCTAACGACATAGCTGTCCGCAATGCTGCCTCGCCCTGTGGCTCTTTAACAATCTCACTAAAAGGAAAAACCATCGAGAACATTGAGATGGCATAATCCAATGTTGTGCTGCCAAAAAAGTCGTGCAGGTCAAGCTTTGCGAACCATTTGCTGCTGTTCTTCTGGTGACGCTTAACCGCATCGACTGTACTCCGCTTCTTTACATAAGCAAACGCGGCAGTATGATAGAGTGCATGGAAATCATCCTCGAAAATCGTTTTGAGTCTTCTCAGGGCGTCCATCAGCTCTGCCTTTGGCGCATCGATTCTACGAAGACCACCAGATTTCTTTGGGATGTAAAAGGTCTCATACAACTCGCTCCGTTCCTTTGCACGAAGCTCTGCTGTATCGTTATTAAATCGCACGAGTTTTCCGATTAAAGCTTCAACACCAATCTTGCTGGAAAAATGTTCACTGACATTTTCGACCTCGTATGTTCTTGTGTTTGCAATATTGGCATTGACAACCGGAGGTGTCTGATAGCTTTGAAACAGGTACTCTTCCAGTGTCATCTGATGATAAATCGGTGACTGCCTAACAGTGATATAGACCATTTCTTCCCCTCCTTGTCCAATAACTAACTGTAACCTACATATGTCTGCTGCTTCCCAGAATTCCTAAGTCTGAAGACTACGTCGTCCCTGTGGGAGGTGGTGCGAGCTCTTGCACGATGCGAGATTTTTTTCTTTGATTTCATTGCGACTGAAAGCATGAGTCTGATGTTAGTACCTTTCGTCCATGTATCGAAGGATTGGCGAAAAGTGCTTGACATTTGGTTGGTTTTGTGGCGCGATGCTGCCGACCCGTGGCAGCCGGTTTGCTTTCAGGGTTTCGCCGCGTCATCCTCCGGGGGTCATCCTCCCGACAATTTGTTACTTTAGCCTTTGGCGTAAAGCTCTCTTACGAGAAAATCCGTTACAGTCTGTGGCGCATTAAGGCTGCGCCATACCTAATAATTCAAACAGTTCTTCGTCCGTAAAGACATTTTGAGTTGTGAATGGCTTGATGAAAAACACGCCGTCCTCTCGTTGTTCGACAATCGTGTCAGGGCTCAACGTGCACACCGGTCTTACCCCGGAACAGCTTGATGCTGTCAGCCTGTTTAACACACCAGAACGATTCGAAATCGCCGCTCTTTCGGTCTCAACATCGTCTAACAGCCAGAAGCTCATAAATCCACGGTCTGAATCAAGCCCTGCATAACGAGCTTTCAGGTCGAACAAGTCGGCTGTCGGATTCGGACGAATGCCTTTTCTTTTGAATAAGTCAAAGCGCCGCCCATCTTGGAGGCTAAAAATGTCTGCAATTGATGGTAGGCGAATCAACGAAGACACTCGGTTCTCTCCGACCACATACTCTTTCCTAACCAAAGAAGCAATCTCGTGGTCTTCAAAGAAATACAGAAACCCGTAATGGTCTTCATAGCGAGCATAACTATACCTCACAAAGGCACCGGGCGAAGAATCATTATCGTGCATTGCGTGATACCACATCATCTGGTCACTGTTCAAGAACGAAAACAGATTTGACACTGGATACTTCGCATTATTAACACGCCTATAATGCCCAGTCTCTTCCGCCGCATCGAAGCACAGGTAGTCGATAGCTTTTTCTGTGATAAAATCACAGTTTGGATTACCTTTCAGCCAAACAATCGGGTGCGGGCTGTCTTTGTCCACACCGTACTTACCCATCACAAGTTGTGTACCAACTTTGAGGGCACCAACGGTCGTGTCCATACCTTACCCCTCCCTTCGTTCTTTTTGAAAATTAAAACGCATCCAGCAGCGGCTGGAATGCGTCGCAGATAATCAGCTTGTTTAAGCCCTTGCCCCTGATGTACTTGACGAAGTTACTCACTCCCAAAGCACAAATCGCTCTGACCGTGGTTACAACGCCAAGCGTAATGCCGCAGGCTGAAACGGGAGTTTCTTCCGCCGCTTCATCGTGCGTAAAGTTCATGGAATTGAGGAAGTCTTTCTTCATCTTGTAGTCAGACCAATCAGCAGCATAGTGCTGACCTGCCTCCAGCAAGGTTCTGAAGTCAAACATCGCCTTTACATACGGATTGTCGAAATGTTTTTCGACAATCTGTTTTCTCAGCTCGATGTTGTCAACGCACAAGAACACATAGCCAGACATCTGCTGCCCGTTCCACCCATCCTTGTACAGTTTCAGACTGTCCTTGACATCGGGATTGATATCGAAAAGGATATCTGCCAGTGCCTCGACCTTAGAGCGCCCGATGTCCTGCTGTCGGAAAATCTGATTTGCCAGATTGTGCGGGCTTACTGTATCCATGTCCCACAGTGCGATGTTCGTGAGACCCAAGCGAACCAACAGTTCCGCAATCGTCGCACCGACAGACCCACACCCGACGATATGGATTCTACAATCAACCTTCTCAGGCTGAAAATATTCATAGCTCTTTGACAGGTCAATCGCCATATTACTTACCTCCTAAGTATGTATAAGGGTCGTAGTCCTCTTCATCCTCCCAGCCCTGCATCGTTTCTTGACAGGCATTTCGTCCATGCCAACCGGCACCGATTCTGGTTCTGGGTTTCTCGTCCTCGTCCTTCTTCCCAGATGACTTGTCTTTTTTGTCGTCCTTTTTCTCGTCCTTCTTATCGTCAGTCTTGCCTGCAAGCGGATTGTACGGAGCACCAGCCGGAGCGCCTCTGTATCCCTGATTGTAGTAACCGCCGTATCCGTTCTGACCGCCATACACATAGGGCTTGGACTTTACCATATCCTTCGCGTTCTTGATGAACTCATCGAGACCTTCGTTCTGACCGACAATCTTGACTGTGATGTCTTTATCTTCGAACATCACATTCTTCTTGAGGTCATAGATTTTGTTTGTACTTGCAAGCGACTTGTTCCAAATCATAAAGATGTAGAAGTCGTCATCGCCAAGCATCCCAAGAATTTCCTCTTGATGGTTGAGGTCAACGGATGATGGCGACGTACCCATATTTACATGGGAGTGCCCCTGCATATAGATGTGATTGAAGCGTTCATCTTCAATGTTTTCCTGAATCCACAGAGCGTACTTCTCTGTATCCATCTCGACTGTTGAACCGGTTACTTCCTGCGGGTAGACAACGATATCGTCGATGACATATTCGTCGAGCGATTCGTCTTCGACTCGGCGTGCAACGCCATGCCATGCGACCTCTTTATCGAACTCCTTGATGAGCATAACCATCTTTGCCCATGCTTCTGTGCTGAAGTAGACCACCGCTTTTTTGTCACCGCACGAAAACGCTTTGGTAAAAGAAAGCTTACCGTCCGAAAGCTTTGTGAGAGACAAAGCCTTCTCAAAGTCCTGACGACACTCGTCAATGAGTTCCTGCGTTAACTTAATTGGTCTGCTCATTTTGCGCCTCCTCCGCCTGCCCATTCTGTGCCTCCTGTTCTTCAAGCCATCTGATTGCCTCATTCGGCTTTACAACACGACCATCTGGCAATTCGATACAACGACTGACCGAACCGTTCGACCACATCGTTTTCATAAACTCGCCCATAACTGCACTGTCACCGAAGTTCAGACTCTTACAGGATGCAATACACTGTTCAAAGGCTCCAATATAATTTCTCTGTCTCAACAGTTCATTGATAGTTCTGAGGTAATTGCCCATACAATGGAACCGGTCGATGTGTGTATTGGGCATATAACCGTCGAATGTGTAATCAGAAAAGTCGCCGGTCTGCGGGGAAACGCTACCATTCAAGTCGAATCTATACGCTGCGCAGAAACGGATTCTCAGGCGCGGATTTTCGTTCACAAAAATCTCTCGCATCAGCTTCTGCATCTTCTCTGACGCTGCCGCATTGTGACCAGCACCACCGTCCGGTCGATAAATGTAGCTATTCCTGTTGTTGATTGACCGCTCAGCCATTTCTCTATCAAAGTATTCGAGATAATCTTTGACCGAGAAATACATATCCGTATTGCTCACCCGAGAAAGGACAAGACGGTTGTTACAAAGGAAATACTCCATAATTTCGGAGTCTCCGCCGCCTTCGGCAATCCTCTGTTCAAGCCCCATCAGCTTGATGCACTTGTCATTACGCCGAGACAGATACGCGCCGATGGCATCATTGAGCCGCTGGATTTCTTCATCAATCGACACAATCTCATTGCGAACCGAATCGCATTCAATGCGTTCGTATCTGGTTTCAAAATCACCCAGCAACTGACGAATCCGTGCCGTTCTAAAATCGTACCCTTCGCCGAGTTTTGAGATATACTTCTCGTAGTTTGCAGAATTCGTCTCACGCAGAGATTGCATCAGTGCAAGTTCGTCCTCTGTCAAACCGTCATCCTGATTCAGATACCACGGCATAAATGCAAGGATGGACACCTGCAGGTAATGCATCTTCTTGATATCGAGGTTATCAACGAAGACGATTACCGATTTCTTGTCTGGGTTGATGTAACAGTCAACGTTGAATGACTTACGGTAAAATGCTTTGACCTTATCAAGCCGATGATATTCAGGGTACACTGACGTGAAGTTCTTCTCAATAATCTGCATACAGGTCAGATTACCGCTCTGGTCAGCATTAAAACTGTGAACTATAAGAACGCCGCTGTCATCCATTCGATATCTGCTACAAATAGCACCAACCGCACGTTCCGCCGGAACGCTATTGATAGCGCCACTATTGTAATTTGACGAACCGAACGTTAGATAAACGCTTTCGCCCTCTTTGATTCGAGGTGCAACCAGTGCACGAAGCGTTGAAAGGAATGAACAATCACCGCCATAGTAATCTCCGGTAATGTTCTGGAAATAACTATTAGCTGCTTCCGACGTAAACGGTGTCGATGCAATACTTGTCTTGAACACAGAAACACCTCTATTCATTTTTTATCTTGGTGGGGAATATCGGACTTGAACCGATACGGCATACGCCAACAGGACTTAAATCTGTTGTGTCTTCCACTTCCACCAATTCCCCATGAAAAGAGCCGCCCATAAAGGGCGGCTCTGAAGTTGGAACTTAGGCGTTATCCGCCTTAACGACATTCAGCAGGAAGCACTTCTCGGTGATACCGAACTGCTGGAAGGTCTTATCGAGGTCGCCGGGATTCAGGGAAGAACCATCGAGGTGCATAACACCACGGGTGTAGTCAACACCATTCGCCTCAAGGCAGGAACGCAGAGTGGTGTTCTCGTCGATGATGACAGCCTCACGCTTGACATTGTTGCCGACAGTAACCTTAATCATTATGTATTCTCCTTTTATTCGTTTTTAATTCTTGAAAAATGGTGGGGCGGCTATGCCGCCCCGTTGCGGTGTCTTTTACTGAGCGACGGTGATGTTGCTCATCACGGTTGCCTTCTCAGCCGCAATCTCTTCGAGGACAGCGGGAAGCTTCTCTTCGAGCTTGTTGAGGTTGATGATGGCAGCACCGAGGCGGTCAGCGACCCAGTCCTTCACATCGCCGGTAACACCGTCGAGGAACAGGGTGATGCACGCCAGCTTGTCATCGTCACGGGTCTCGGAACCGAAAGACGCACCGACTGCGTTGATATTGCCTGCACCATGAGTGGTGCCGACACCGAAGATGGGCTCCTTGCCATCCTCGCCGCCCTTCAGGACGAGCTCCTTGGGACGATACTTCTCGATGGTCTTGATGTCCTCAAGCTTCATTGCGGAAGTGACGACGACTGCGTCGCCTGCGATAACGATTTTTGCCATGTGTATGTACTCCTTGATTTCAAATGTACCCCTATTAGTTCGTCTTGCGACTATCCGCCCACACCACGAGGAGGTTGGAGCCATTGTGGACATAAAAACCACTGAAGCGATTACCTCAGTGGTTGTTGTTTTATCTTGCACCACTTCCGTGGTGCCGATGCTTTTGATACACAGATTAGAAGCTGAAAGCCGGGGCGACGCCGCTGGGCCTCCTTGCGTTGCTACTGTTCGCGTTGCCGTCCGTGTTCACATAGCAGAAGGAGGTGCTGGAGTTGTAAAAAGGAGAACGCAGCATAGTGTACTCAGCGGAACCATTACGCTTCTTCCCCCAAGGCACATCTTCCTGCCGGTAATACTCATACCAATGACCTTCACCCGGTGCTGAATAGATATTTCGCCCAAAAGTTTCTTTTTCAGACTTAATCCAGAATTTGCACTCCGTTTCGAGCAATTCATTCGCTCCGTCATAGGTGTTTGCAGTGAGCTTGATTACAGGTTCGACCACCTCAAGAATCTCGGCAGGCATGAGTTGGTAAATCTCACCATATTCATCGTTCATCTTGTGAAACAGTTCTGTTGCACCCCAAGAACCTCTGTTGGTATCGTCACTATTCCAGCGATGCCGTTTTGGGAGGCAGTCAACCATTTCCCAGCTCAGTGGAAGGATACGACCACTTTTCGTAACGTCATGTCTAAATCCAATGATACGAAACTGAACCATCGTGCCGTCCGTCAGTCTGACATTCTTGAAGTCGCCTAATTTAAGGAAGTCCGGCGCCATATCCCCAAGCCCCTTCAGTGAACGCCACGGCATATTATCCAAACATTCAGGCATATGTTACCTCCATCCATCATCATTTAATTGGCGGGGAGTGTAGGATTCGAACCCACGGACGGCTCTCACCGTCAACGGTTTTCAAGACCGCCACCATAAGCCACTCGGTCAACTCCCCAAATAAAAAGAGACGGGTTATTCGCCCGTCTCAGTTTCATCCTCTTTATCTTCCGGCTCGTCCACGCCGTCGATATCATATTCATCATACGGAAACTCTGTAAAGACTTCACAGCCACTTTCTTTCTCCGTTACAATCATCGGTCGATAGATATGGAAACCGTAATCCTCCGAAAGTTCTTTCAAAAACCCGTCAAGGATTTCATCGACAACCTCATAACCATACGCTTCCAAGATGTTTGTTCCGTCGTTGTCGCCCTCCTGCAGCGCAATTGCAAGAAAGTCTGCCATAGCCAAACTAAGCTCATCGTTGCGCTCATACATGGCATCTTCCATATCCATCCATGTTTCATCGTCTTCCCCGTTATCTGGAACATCTTCTGGGATGTACTTGTCATCCGTAATCATAACAGGGAAGAGATAGCGCGTGTAGAACTTCTTCGCCACCGTTGTACAGTCATCCTCACTCACGCAATGCTCTTTGTACTCGGTTTTTTCGTCGCCTTTTGCGACAGCTAAAACAGGGAGGTCATTTTCCTCGGTAAGGTACACGGCATATTCCGTGTCGGTGTTCTCTGCAATGAGAACCATCTCTTTGTTCAAACGTTTTCTGCTTTCCTGAAAAAATCCCCAGACTGCATCAGCAGGGATGTGAATATGAACTCCCATAAGGAACCTCCTTATATAATTGACCTTGGTACTCCCGACGAGGTTCGAACTCGTGACCCCAGCATTAAAAGTGCCGTGCTCTACCAACTGAGCTACGGAAGTATATTGACCGGCTATCACGGTGCGCCCAGAAAGGTGGACACGCTTGAGTTCCACAAACAGTTTTGCCCGCAAAAGATGGAGGTGAATACTTGATGGAGGTGTTTATCTTAATGCAGGTACGAAGAAAGGAACTTACAAATGAACGAAGGACACGCGCATGGCAAAACTGTATGGTGCAGGATAAGAGACTTGAACTCTTACGCCGGAGGCAGCGGGACTTGAATCCGCCGTGTCTGCCAATTCCACCAATCCTGCATATTTTTTATATCCAACCAGCTAATACTGCGATTATCGTCACACTCAAAACGGTCAGCACAATGTTGTCATACACTATTCGGTTGTGGAGGTTTTTGCTTGCTCGCTCAACCCTTCTTTGGAGTCGCTCGATTTCTTCGTTTTTGCTTTCACGCTCAAATTTGTATTTGCACCACGCCTCGCCTGATATGAAGTCACCACGCTCCATGTTCATCCCTCCTTACCAAAGCCATTTTTATCGAATGCCATCTACCCACAACTCTAACGTGCGGCGATTTGCATACTGTTTACAGAGTTCTTCGATGGACACACCATGTGCCTTCGCATCCACTTTCATTGCTGTAAACTGGTCTCTGTATTTTTTGACCATCTTCTCAACGGCAAGAAAATGCTCTTTGTCTTTAGGATAGAAGGCGATATCCTCAAGGCAAACATTGCTTATATCTCCTGCGTGGCAAATTACCTTCCAGCAATCTTTGCACGGTGCATCATCTATACTCACCATATGATTGATGCAGTCACTGCAATGGACAACCACTCCATTTACCTTAATTGGTTTCATTGGTTGCTCCTCCTTTTATGAGGTGGTGGAGATAGCCGGACTCGAACCGGCGACCCTCTGCTTGCAAAGCAGATGCTCTCCCAACTGAGCTATATCCCCATACTTTACGGCATAAAACCCAAGTCAACTCCGCCGTTTGATGTTCCCCACACTAATACCTCAATGCTTCGGATTGCATCAATAAGCCTTGCGCTCCGATACTCAAGGAATGAACATCGTTCCCACTGGCGCCGAGAGCCGGTCTTGAACCGCCATTATAGCCTGCAGTGCTATGTTTTACCAGTTAAACTACCTCGGCAAAAAGCGCCGCCGAAGAACCGGCGACGCCAAAACTCATTCAATCTATTGCACTTAATCTCCGCTACACTTGGATTAGGGCTGGTCTCGTGCTTTTTTCATAGTAGAGCCTCCTAACTACATCCCATGTGGTGCGCCGAATGTCGGCGCTGTTGAAGCATTAGGTATTGCAGATTGAACTGCTTTATATAAACAACTCGCTACCGTCCAGCCAAGTGGTACTCCCTGCGGTCACATATACACCCGACGAACCATCAATCTTGGGTTTTATAAAGGGTTGGTGTTTATGCTTTAAGGCTTGAGCTTTATTCAAAGAAAAACTTTAAGCGTTAAGCCTTTAACCTTCAGCTTTGATTTTTGAGCTTTACAGTGATATTTCACCGGAACCAAGCCGACGTTCATCTTATGTCGCTTGGTTGCAGTGACTCTTTCATCATAATTTGATTTTGTAAAACCCATTACAAAAGCAGTATAGGCAGCTTATCAGGCTGGAGCCAAATTCTTTTTTACTTTACTTATCTGTATTTGGCGGAAACAGAGAAGGCATATGATTCAGGGTTTTCGGACGGCAGCGAAGTTGATTGCTTAATAGGCGATTTCCAGCTCAGTCAGAGCGTTGGACACAGACAGGGCGGAATCAATCTCGACAACGAAGTCGTTGATTTCCTTTTCCAGCGCGGTCAGCTCAGTCGTGATGTTGATGGGGTCAACAATCTCCATCGTCTGAGCGGCGATGAAGTCAGCGCGAACCTTTTTGATTTCGTCACTGGCTCCCTTCATATCGACATTGCCGTAGAGGGACTTGACGTACTCGTCGGCACGCATTTCCAGCATATCGCCATTGTTCTTGTCCGCCTCAAGACGGGCGCGGCGATTGTCATTGTCCAGCTTCTTGAGAAGCAACTGCTTCAGCGGGATACCGTGGTTCTTCATCTCGATTGCCTCGGCAACCGTGTACTCTTTGCCACCAATCGTTACCTTGACAGTAGCGTTGGACAGCGTAACTGCACGCTTAATAGCATCGCGGCGAGCGATGAGGTCTTTAGCAGACTGGTATGCAGCGCGGATTTCCTCGCTGTAAGTGTTGATGCTGACACCAGCAACCTTGTTGTTGCTGTGCTTATTTGCAAAAACGAACGTGCCCTGCTGGATACTCTTCTGAATACGAGCATCGAGCGTCTTCAGCTCACAGAGCGCCTTATGGACGGTCATCTTTTCAGTAGTCATTGATTTACTCTCCTAATCTTTGAAATTTGAAAATCACTTGCTGTTTGCAACAGCAGATTTCAGGGTAGAACCCGGCTTAAACACCGGAACACGCTTGGCAGGGATATTCACCGGAATATTTGCCCTCGGGTTGCGTCCAACTCTTGCTGCTCGTTCCTTACTCTCAAAGGTTCCGAACCCAACGAGCTGGACTTTGTCGCCAGATACAAGCGCATCAGAAATGATACTGAGAACCGCTTCGAGCGCGACCTCGGCACTCACTTTGGTTATTCCTGCCCTTTGCGCAAGTTCGCTAATCATATCTTCCTTGTTTATCGAAACCACCCTCACTTCCAGTTTGTTGTGATGCGACCATCAGGATGGATGATGATGTTGGAGTAACCATCCCCATAGTCATTATGGCGTTGCTGCCACATATCGCCCAGCGTTAAACGGGCGTGTTTTCCTGCATAATCAAAGGTTGCATAGACGAAGAAATCTCCGATGCGGAATGTGTGAACATCAATTTCCGGGTCGTTCTGCAAGTCGTTCCAAACATCCACTGGATAATCTTTCTTTTCGAGACCGCTCAAGAAGCGGAATGAAAAGCTACTCGCTTCCAGCTTCATATATTCTTTGATGAAAGCAAGTGTGGGATTCTCAACCACCGTTTGCACAGTGCATCCCGGATAACCAGACGGGTCTGCCCAGACATAATCGTTGCGGGAAAGGTTGATGTGAGCCAGCCCATTCAGCTCCGTGTTAAAGCCCGTAGTGTTGATAGAGCAAAACACGTTGTTGCTATTATCCTTATAGGTCTGAATAATGTGTGCGATATGCTCAGGATACAAACCCGGCTCGCCGCCAGTGATTGACAGTCGGGCATCGGGGTGTTCGGCTAAAACCCGCTTTAACGCTTCGATTTGTGCGTCAAAGTCATTATCGCCAGACATCGGGTTCTGCCGCTCCAAGCAAAACGGGCAATAGAACGGACATTCCTGCGTTGTAATCATCTGAACATTGATGCGATAGTAAAGCGGGCGTCCGAGAGAAGTCCTCGCAGTACGACTGTTCAATCTGTACTGTAAATCTCTGTTCATTTCTGCCCGTACATCCTCGTAAGAACTGAGGAACGGTATCTGATTCATTTTGCTGCTCATCTAAGGAACCCTCCATTCCTCTGTTAACTTGCGAAGTCTTGTAATTCCTCTTGCGCTTCGCTTACGGTGTCAGCGGAAAACTGAAAGACACCATTGAGAAAAACTTCAATATGCCCTCGGACATATCGGAACTCGTAATTCCCATAACTCATGTCTCACACCTCCCGCAATTTTTTATGGGAGAAGGTTTTACCTCAATAGGTTCGGGCGCGACTCCGAAAAACTATTTTCAACTCCAGCCTTCCAAGGATGCACTTTCATGTTTGTTTTTCAACTCCCACGCGGTGGCAGCATTTCCTCCACTTGAACACTTTCGTAGTCCCGCACGCCCCGTAATGGCTTTCAGATTTTGGATGCCTCCTCACTTACCTTCACCAATACAGGGTCTAAGCGTTAGGCAGGTTGTGCGCACAGGGTTCACATCCCATTAAACCCACCCCACGGAATCGTACCGTGCCAGCCTTACGGCATCGAACCTCGCTTTAGCGTGAACCAAACCCGACCGACAACCAGATAGATTCCGCCATACCCGTACCACCGGAGTTCGATGAACCCCGGAAAACCGAGCCGTTTAACCATGTTCGACCAGCCGATTGAAAAGCTCGGTATCGACAAATGCTTTGTCGTTGCCGCCGATATTGTCGAACATTTTTCTCGCCGCTTCACGCTTAATTACGACATAGCGACCAGTGGGATAAATGCCTTTCTGCATTTCGACCTTGGCTACGCTGTTCGGCTTGCTGGTAGCCTCCATCAGCGTTACGCCCAACGCCATTTTTGCGCGGCACTTTTCGCACGGCTCATAGTCGATAACCATGTGCCTCGGCGCTTCAAAATCCTCATGTTTCCGACCATCACCAATGTGACCGAGAAGCGCAACCTCGTTGCGTTCTTCACCACACCAGAAGCAAACCGGAATTGTTGGATTAAGACCGTGCTTCGGAGATAACTTGATTCCTGCGTTTGACATTTATCAGACCTCCTAATGAAAATCGCTCAGCCACGCTAACACTCAACCCGTTCAAGAAACCTCAGACTTTTCATTGAGTAAAACTCTTTTGTATGATTGCAAGTTTTCGACGGTGTTGTAGTGAAAGGAGCTGAAACTTCGAGGCATTACTGGATTACAATATGCCTCGTGAAAAGCAGATACAGACCGAACGGGAGAGTAATCAAAGCTGCGGTGCAGTCCTTGTCCTCAAACGTTGTGCCTGTGGATGCCATCCAGAAAACTCCGATGGTGATGAGAAGAAGAACCACGCCCATCAGCTTCTGTCTGGCAAAAAGTTTCCGGCGGCGCTGGTTTCTTGTTCTCGACCTTTGACGGGGATACGCGACCCCAGTATATGTAGCCATACAGAAACCTCCTGCTTTTGATTTTCCTCACTCTGCGTTTACACGGGCTTGTGACCGTTTACCGAAAACTCGATAAGCCGCATTACGGCGACCGCGTTGGCTCCCCACCTCATTTAACGCCGCCAATTTCCCTTTTGCCTACGGCGTACCAGCATCGGTCGATTAAAACTCAGATTGTGGCATAAGCGGTATGACCGCTGCCCCATTTAACAAGAACCCTCGGACAAAGCACATTACCAATGATGGTAATGCCATCAGAGCAACGGGCGATGTGCTTTCCGTCCTCATGGTGAAAACTCACTTTGGAACCGGAGCGATTTACAAGCCCTCTCACTCGTTCTTTGAAAACATCATAGGACATATGAAAAACTCCTTTAGCGAATTGTCGGATATCCGCAGACGGTGGTTCAGATACCACCGTTTCGCCGTCATTACGGCTCATCAGTGCGGCTCGGGGTATAAGAAAACCACCGACGAAAGCCCATTAGAAAACAACTGCCATATGGCGTGGGCTCGCGGTGGTTCAAATACCCTCACTGAGATATTCAGTTATCTTTCTTGGTCTTAAAATCCAGCTCATAGGTCTTGCCGGTAACGATACGGTGGCAAACCTCAGCCAGATAATTGCGGAAATACCGGTGATTTGCGCAGGTCACAGTCAGCGCCTTGCGGTTCTTCTTGGAATAAACCGACATCAGGAAGTTGACATCATGGCTCGTTGCCTTGTACTGCTCACCCAGCATGGCGGTGATAACCGTCTGCAAAGTCTTGAGCAGATTCGTCTTGCTGGTCGGATTCTTGCCCATGTCAAACTCACGGGCGATTTCGCTCATAGCGTAGCTGTCATTGACAACCTTGGGGTCGATACCGAGGTCAACCGCCTTCTGCGCGGTCAGCAAGAAGTTCATCTTCTGCGCGATACTCGACCAATTCTCATTGGCGCCGATAGAACCACAATACTTGTGGAGCTTGAGCAGGTCAATCTGCCGTTCCTTGTCCACGATAGCGCGAACCGGCACCTTGTCATCACCCTTCTGCTCGTCCTTAACCCCGATAGTCACAAAGGACAGGGTCGTGACGGCGGTAAGCATGGGATTATCAGTGTTCTTGCAATCCTCGAAGCACATATCCCGAACGGTAGCGGTGTACTCATTGATTTTCTCGGTCATGGCTTTGTCGGCTTTGGAAGCGTCCTCAAACTTGCCATTCTGGATTGCATCATTGTAATCCTTGACAAGGGCTTCGGTTTCAGAGCGCAACTGTGCCAATTTAGCGGTGTTTTCTTCTCTGGTCATTTTGAAATGCCCCTTTCACAGATTTTTGGTGATAACAAAGTTTATCACTCAAGAAAGCCGCTGAAAGATTTCTCAGTCAGCGGCTCTATCAATGATAAACTCAAGGACACGGCGGTGGCTCTGCACTCGGCTCATGGGGCATAACTCGCCCATGCAACTATTGCAGTATCGAACATCGCGCATATCATTTCTGATACTCGCGTCGATTGAGTGAAGTTCTGCTTATTCACAATACTCAACCAAATCCGACTTTCATATCTATATGCCCTCATTTTCGGCTCCTCGGAGCGCAACACCCTTGGGTGGAAAACTCGGACGATACTACTAACCATCAGAGGTCTTTTTCGTATAGCCATCAGTTATGCAAGCCGCACTTAGGTTCATAGGCACAAACCTCCGGGGATTTTCACTATCTCGTACCATGAGCCTAACTCTCATGCACCGGCGACGCCTTTGATAGCAAAGGTACTCACATTGACACTCACTCAATGGTGTGTTGGCTTGCCATACCCGAAAGTGGCGGACATCTCCGCTTGTATTTCGTGGCTTGCCGTGCGGGGTCTTGCCCTGCACCCTTAACCGCAAGGGGTGTACCCTGTGGCGGCGGGGCGGCGGGGTCTTGCCCTGCACCCTTAACCGCAAGGGGTGTACCCTGTGGCGGCGGGGCGGCGGGGGCTTGCCCCCTTGCGCTTGCTGTGTGCCGTCCTTGCGGTTGCGTGTGCGGTCTGTCCAAAAAGAAAGGGCGGGGGCGTTGTGCCCCCGCCTTGTGCGGTCTGCGTGTTCAGTTGTTCGGGGTCAAGCCAAGGGCAAGCGCCTTTTTCTGGACTTGTTCAACGGTCTTTGCAATCGCCCTTTGCGTCACGCCAAGATAGGTTGCAATAGCCTTGTAGCCTTTGCCCTGCATACGCAGTCTTAACACCTGTGCTTGACGGTCGGTCAAGTCCAGTCGTGCAACGGTCGTTTCGTAGTCCTCTACGGTCTGCCGGTCGGCGGTGTAGTTTCCGTCGCAGTTGTACCCGCCAAGGTCGGCGTACTTGTGCAAGCGGTAGTAAATGGTTTCAAGCCCGTTTTCGCTGTCCTCTATGTAAGTATAGCCGTTGCGGGGGTCGGTCTGCGTTGCGCGGCTGTCCTGCACAGCTTGACGCACAGCGCGGTAAACTTCCTGTATTGGGGTTGTGGTTTCGTCACGATATGCACGGCTGTCCTCTGTGCGGATATAGACACGGCGGGAAAGTCGGCGGGTTGTGTACGGCGTGTCAAGCCAAGGGGCGGCGGGGTCGGCGTGTTCGGCGGCTTGTTCGAGAATGGCAAGGGCGGCGGCGTTCACAAGGTCTATACCGTCGGAAAGGGTTTCCCCCACAAGGGCGGCAACCGCTTTTTCTGCGTCCTTGTCCACGGTTTCGGTTGTCAAGTCACCGTCGGCGTTGTACGCCGTGCGGGTTGCCTTGTTCGTTGCCGTGCGCAAGTTGTCCAGCGTTGCAAGGTCGGCGGCTATGCCCCTTTTCAGTTGGACTAATGCGGGGTTGTATCCGTTGTCGGATACGGTTTCACGGTCGGCGGCGGTCTTGCGTTGCGGGTCAATACACTTGTTCAAAACAGAGTATGCAACGGCGGTTGCAAGGGCGGTCAATTCCTGCGTGCTGTCCTTGCCGCTTGCAAGGGCGGTTTCATAGTTGCGCTTGACTTGTTCAAAGTCGGGGCGGCTTTTCGCCGTGTTGGTGGTGTTGGTGTTCATGTTTTCGTTTCCTTTCTGCCGTGTCGGTCGGGCGTGTTGGTGGTGTTGGTGGTGTAGGGGTTGCCCGCCGTGGTTGTCCGGCATGGATAGACTACCACAACGGCGGCACAATGTCAACACAATTTTTTTGCATACACAGACAACCGCAAGGGGTGTACCCTGTCCGCCTTGCTTTTTCCGCTGTCCGTGTCGGTCTGTCCGCCGTTTCTACTTGCCCTTTCTGTGCTATGGCAAGTAGGGGGGTGGTTATGGTATTTTTGCCCCCTGTCCTTGCCGCACACAGATGTAGTCGGTTCATCTAACTGACACGACCCATTTTTAACTCAGCCCCTCAACCCCTTGTGTTTCAAAGCTTTTCTGTCCAGAAGAATATTATTGGTTAAGCCTTTTGCGTGGTTGCTTTTATCACAGAATTCAACTTTCCAAAAAAGAAAAAGGCTTAACTACGCAGCCTTTTATTTACCGTTCATTTTGATTTGTTTTTTCTTATTCTGTCTATATTGTTCCCTTATATCTAAGTAGAATCTATGCTATAATATAGCATATCAAGTAAATTAAATAAATTACTTCTTGCATCTGAAAGGAGAGTCCCTCGATGGCTCAGATTATCCAGTTAGACTTCAACAAGACGAATAGTGCCTCCGGTGTCATCGACATCGCAACCGTCCAGCAGAGCTGCCGTAAGCTCAAGGCTGGTCTCATCGCTCCCGCCACCGAGGAGGTGCACACTGACCTTGCTGTCGAGCACGCTGCTGAGCCCATCAAGAGTATGGATGACATCATCCGCATCTCCCAGTTCCTCATTGGACAGAAGCGTTTCAGAGACAATATGCTGTTCATCGTTGGCATTAACTTTGGACTTCGTATCAGCGACCTTCGCTCTCTGCGCTTCACCCACATCATCAATGATGATTGCACTTTTCGTGACCGGTTCCCCATTCTGGAAAAGAAGACCCGGAACACACGCAAGCATCAGCGCAACCGCTACATCACCATTAACACCGCAGTTGTCGAAGCTGTTACCCTGTACCTTGAGAACACCCCAAACGTTCGCCTCAGTGACTATATGTTCCGCAGCCAATCCAATAATGGAGTGAACGAGAATAAGCCCATCAGCAAACAAGCCGTTGACTCAATGCTCAAAGGCATTGCTCGTGACCTTGGACTTGGTAACCGTATGGCAACTCACTCATTGCGTAAGACCTTTGCTTATCATCAGATGGTGATGAGTGGTAATGACCCTCGCAAGCTCCTGCTTCTCCAGAAGATGTTCGGTCACTCGACCGCTGCTCAGACTCTGGACTACATCGGTATCACCAGCGAAGAAATTGATGAAGCATACCGGAGCCTCAATCTCGGTAGCATCAACCACAACTATCTGGTCGATAGCGACATTGGAGAAAGCGAGTCCCTGATGGCATAATCCATCACCCATTGCACCTTGACAACTTCATACCGCCAAAACAAAAAAAAAGACACAGCGTGTGTCCTAAACGTTTTCTCAAAGCCTTGTCTCACAACGGTTTCACACCTCCAGCCTTATAAAGAGAATTGGGGGATACCTTCAAGCTATTTGAAGAGCCGTTCAAAGTAAGTTACAGGCGCCGCATTGATAGCGACGGTATAGCCAGCCGAGCGCCTTTTGTGTGTCCTAAAATTTTCGTCCCCCCCACTAATTCCAAAGAAAGGTCGTGATTTCTATACGAAAGACTATCCATAAAGGTGGTGCTTACCACCGATGAACACCATCACTGTTGTCGATGCCCGAATGGGACGTGGTAAATCCTCCGCTGCCATTCGTTATATGAACCGCTATAAAGACTCCAAGCGGTTTCTCTACATCACCCCATATCTGGACGAGGTAGGGCGCATCTGCGAACGTTGCGATTTCGACCAGCCAGACAGTGACCACATGAGCAAATCTGCTGAATTGAAACTCCATATGCGAATGGGGCATAACGTAGCTGCTACCCACTCGCTGTTTTATTTGATGGACGCAGAAGCTATGGAGCTCGTCCGCCAACAGCATTATTCGTTGATTGTGGACGAAAGCATTCAAGTAATCGAACGCCTCAATATCTCTCAGAAGGACTTCGAGCTAATCCTGTCCCAGCTCGCCGTAGAGCATGAGGATGGACGTATTGAGTGGACAGACGATGCATACACCGGTCGCTTTTACGACTACAAAGAAATGTCCGATACGGGGTCTTTGTTTCGCTTAAACAACTCTTTACTGAACATCCTCAACCCAGATTTACTTCGTTCCTTCGAGGAAGTGTTTATGCTGACGTACCTGTTCGATGGACAGTACCAGAAAGCATATCTTGACTTTTTTGGTTTTAACTATACCGTCGTCGGTGTCGAGACAGATGAGAACGGATACCGCTTCTCCGACCACCCAGACGCGCCGCCGCCTCTGGATTACCGAGAGTTGATTCACATCATTGATGACGCCAAGCTTAACTCAGTTGGCAATGACAAATATGCCTTGTCAAAAGGGTGGTATGACCGAAGGCGCTATGATGACCCGGATATTCGCAAACTAAGAAACGGTCTGAAGAAATTCTTTCAGAGTATTCCAAACGGTGGGAGTGAGACGCGCCTGTGGGCTTGTTTCAAAAGTGATGTCAACAAACTCGTTGACTCTCGCACTGGACGTTTCCGAAATAACTTCTTACAGACGAGCGCCAGAGCGACTAACCAATATAAAGACCGAACCGATATCGCATACTTGGTAAACCGATTTGCAGACCCCAATATTATGAGTTTCTTTGCCAAGCAGGGTGTAACAATTAACCCGGAGCACTTCGCTTTGTCCGAAATGCTTCAATGGGTATGGCGTAGCGCCATTCGAGATGATAAGCCCATCAATCTATACATACCGAGCAGACGCATGAGAGAGCTGCTCATTGACTGGATTAACACTACAAACCAAGGAGGATACCCGATTGAATAAACGATACCACCGACCGCTGCCAGAGGATTATCTCGTGGAGGAGCGTGTTCCATATACATACGAAGATGCCGACCTGCTAAATGACGATGAAGCCCTCGAACGGTTCATTGAGAGCGAGCGGTTTGCATTCCGCGAGGAATGGTTCCGTTATGTAGAAGAGAACGAGTAACTTACGCCATATCAACATAATTAAATAAAATACGAAGTGAGGTGACCCATACTGGCTAAACAGTTAGTATGTCAGAAATACATTTTCAAGCTTCATAGCAGCCGCCTGCGAAAGGCGAAGTGGAAGCTTACGCTCCCCATTGCAGAGGCAAGAAAGAATGACGAGGTAATCTCCCTCGCCGACAGTCAGGTGCTCCGCTGGTTGGACGAACTAAACGGCATCACTGATGCCGAAACGCAGGCGCGGAAAATCAAAGGAGAAATCAAGCGGCTTCGTAAAGAGCCGAATAGCGTTCCAAATCGTCGTCAAATCAAGAAGCTGTACGCGCAACTGGACGATATCCAGTTTAAGCCGGACTATCTCTGCGTCATCATCGACAAAGAGAAGGACTACCATCGAGCTTGCCGTGGATTTAGCATTAACGGTCTTCGGTATCAGCGGTTACTTGGAACGAATGGCGGCGTCAAGAACGAGACTATCGTGTTCATCAGCGAACGCCATGCCGATGAGATTCGCCGCCGCATTGACAATGGTCGCAACATGGAAAAAGAAATGGTACCTGCCAAACTGGAGGCGTATAAGGCACTTACCTGCAGTGCATCAATCCCTGTGTCAGTTCCGCATGGCATTCTCGTTGTTAGTGACTGTGAGACCGAGTTCTTGTCGGATATCATCTACCTGAATGATGAGCAGGACGGAGAGCCAATCATGGAAGAGCGTAAGCAGGTCATGGTGCAACTCAACGAATCCGATGGATATGGCTTGATGCTCCCATCGCTTGCTGCCAGATGGGGTGAAGAGCTTGGCTTAGACTACCTCGTCAGCGGCGTGAACACACGTTTCTCTTGGGAGAAGGGTATGGTCTTCACGTTCGACTTTTTGGATTTCGCAGAAAATGTCGCTGAGAACTATATTGTTAAAGACGCTTGGGGTAACGATGTGGACATTCGTAATGTTGAGCTGATTCTTACCACGTCCATGCTGAAACTGTGGGACTCCTACGATAGCTGTGACGATTATGTAAGCAACTGCTTGGCAAACGGTTACACCTTTGGCATCGCCAAGACTTGCCCAAAGGAACTTGAGTCTGAGCGGACATTGAACTATCAATTCATTCAGAGCTACGAGCTGAGCGACGATGACATTGAGCAGCTTATCAAACCGACGATGGATGAGATTCGAGACGTTCTTTATGCGGATTGGGCAAAGACACTGCTGTTCTTAAAGGGTGCTGGCTTGAATGAGGATAATATTGACCGCGTTGATGACGACTACGTCAAGGCGATTATGATTGAACCGCAGATTTTGAACGACCCTTACGTCCAGAGCAGTATCTATCAGATGATTCGTAATCGCATCAACGAAGCCAAGGTCGGCGTGCTCAAAGTACATGGGAACTATTCCATTGTCTCCGGCGACCCATTCTCACTGTGTCAACACATCTTCGGGCTGGAGGTTACCGGACTTCTGAAATCTGGTGAAATCTACAACAAATATTGGTGCGACCAGCACGCCGAACGGCTTGCCTGTTACCGTGCACCAATGACCTGCCATAACAACATTCGTCTTGTATTCCCACACCGCAGCGACGAGGCATCTCACTGGTATCAATACATGACGACCTGCACGATTTTCAACTCGTGGGACACTGCCGCCCATGCGCTCAATGGCATGGACAAAGATGGCGACCTTGTAATGCTTACCAATAACAAGGTGCTTGTTGATAATCTGAAAGTGCTCCCCGCTCTTATGTGCGTCCAACGAAAAGCAAAGAAGAAAATTGTCACCGAAGCAGACGCCATACAAGCCAACATCGATAGCTTCGGCGATGATATCGGAAAGACCACAAACTGGATTACCTCAATGTTCGATGTGCAGGCGCAGTTCCAGAAGGGTTCCAAGGAGTACGAGGAACTTGACTATCGCATAAAGTGCGGACAGCTTTTTCAGCAGAATGCCATCGACAAAGCGAAAGGCATTATTGCCAAGCCGATGCCTCGTGAGTGGCACGACCGACATAGCGCCAATACAATCGAAGACCCGGAACGGCGCAGATTCTATCAGCGTCTCGTCGCAGACAAGAAGCCATACTTCATGCGTATTATCTACCCTGCTTTGATGAAGCAGTATAACACATACATAAAAAACACAAACAAGAATGCCATGCGCGAGTTCCAGATGACGATTGATGAAATGCTGGAGATGCCGCGCTCCGAATTGAGCGAACGGCAGAAAGATTTCCTTCGCTACTATGAGAGCCGGATGCCAGTGGGCAACCACGACTGCGTGATGAACAGAATCTGCAAGCGCTTCGAGAAGGAGTTCGATGGCTATCTTGGTCGCCACAATGCCGATGTTGACTTTGACTACACCGTGATGAAGAGTGGCATTGAGTATAGCAGAACGCAGTACAACGCCATCTTGAAACTCTACGAGAACTATAACAAGCGCTTGCGCAGTTATGCCGTCTTTGCCAACTACGAGAGGGTCGATGAGTATGATACGTTCTCCCGCATGATTGAGATGCGCTCCGAGTTCGAACAAGAATGTGCCCGCGTTTGCTCCAACCGCTTTGTGCTATGCGACATTGTTCTGGATATTTGCTATAAGAAGAGCTCGACCAAGCGCTTCGCGTGGGAAATGTGCGGTGGCGAAATCATCCAGAACCTTTTGGATAAGCATAACGGGGTTATCTCTTACCCGACGGTTGACCCCGCTGGGGATATCTTCTTCTGCGGTGACAGATTTTCATTACAACAAAAAATGATTGGAGGGACGCTATGAGCATTGTTCTTAACGAATATGACTGGGCAGAAAAAATGATTGCCAACCATGACCTTGGTAAGAAGCCGATTGAGACACTGAGTCGTGTGTCCAAGTATTATTACGAGAATCACTACAGCAAAAGGGAGATTCGGAGTCTGCTCGACTCCTTCATGCTACAGTGTGACCCTTCTGCTTCACTTGTTCATTGGTCGGATATGCTTGATAAAGTTGCAAAGAACGTAAGCAAGTTTCCGCTCATCCGTCTGGATGGTGTGGACATCACCAAAGAAGAGCTCGCCAAGATTGAGACGCTTGAAGGTAAGCAAATCCGGCGGTTGGCGTTCACGCTTCTCTGCGTTGCGAAATATTGGGACGCCGCTTCCGACCGGAACAATGGTTGGGTGAATACTTCGGACAAAGAGATTATGCAGATGGCGAACATCAATACCTCCATTAAGCGCCAGAGTTTGATGTTTGCCGAACTGCGTGATGCCGGGTTCATTCGCTTTTCTAAAAAAATCGACAACCTGAATGTCCAAGTGCAGTTCATTCAAGCCGGTGAGACGGCGATACATATCCAAGACTTCAGGAACCTTGGTTACCAATACCTCAAGTATTACGGTGGCGCATATTTCGAGTGCGAGAATTGTGGACTGACTGTAAAAGCACAGTCACCTGCAAAGGGTCGCCCGCAGAAGTATTGCCCCAGTTGCGCTGTCGAGGTTAAGACCCGTCAGACTGTTAATGCAGTAATGCGGTGTAGAAGCGCCTTAAAGAGTTGATTATAAAACTCGAATTGTTAGAAATAAATACCCCCATCAAACCGTTGTGGCACAATGCTTTGAGGCGTGTTTGATGGGGTGTATGTATGAATGATAAAAGACAAAACATAAAACTATTTTGAAGAAAAGGATGATTTTTAAGTGATTGCAATTACCGCCTCAGAAAAAGAAGCCATTCGTGAGAAGTTTCCTCGTGTTCATATCGTTCGCACGATGAAGCAAGATTCCAAACGGCACCACTACTACATGGTTGAGGATGGCGCTCCTATGAAGCTGCTCCGCAGTTTGCGTGGACTGGAGCGTGTTCACGACAAACGAAAGGGAGTGTAAACCATAGCCAGCACAGCAAGCTATAAAGAGATGCGCGACATCGTAATTGGTAAGCTGGTTGACCGCACCATTGACGATGACTACGCAGAACTGAGTGAGCGTCTGTTTGGTGATGGTAACTGTTTTAACTCAAGCGAAGTCCGCAAAAGAATGTATGGCATGAAAGCCATCATCGAAGCCATCGAGCGGGATGGCGAAGCTACTATTCAGGACACGGACGCATTGTCTGCATTGGATAGCAAACGCATTGAGCTGCTCAAAGAACGTCAAAAGTTCTTTGACCAACGCAATGCTTTTAACAAGCTGATTCGTGAGCGTTCCCGGCAAGAAGAGTTGAATGAGATTCTTGTGGACGCAGTAAAGAGCGGCAATTTGCCACAACTCGAATACGAGCCATGCCATATCCAGCCGTCTGATAACGACCTTCTGGTTAGCTTGAATGATATCCACTATGGAGCCAACGTCGATAACCATTGGAATACATATAACTCTGATATCTGCCGCGAGATGATGTGCCATTACTTAGACAGAATCATTGCTATTGCCGAAACGCATGGAAGCGAGAACTGCATTGTCTGGTCGAACGGCGATGCTATTAGTGGAAATATCCACCAATCTATCGCTATTACGAACAAAGAGAATGTGATTGAACAAATCAAAGGCGTATCCGAGTTGATTGCCGAATTTGTTGCCGAACTCAGTAAGCATTTCTCCACAGTCACATTTGTGAGCGTTGCGGGTAATCATAGCCGTATTACGCCAAATAAGGATGATGCGCTGCTCAGTGAACGGTTGGACGATATTGTTGAGTGGTATCTTGGCGCCCGTCTCCAGAATTTCGAGAATGTGATTATCGGGACAACAAGTGATGCTGTCAAGATTGATAACACTATGTATCTGATTAACATTCGCGGAAAAATGTATTGTGGTGTTCACGGGGACTTTGACGGTTCTGCAGGCAAAGTTCAAACATTGCAGACAATGGCACGAGTCCCGTTATATGCCGTGCTCTCCGGTCACTTGCATCACAACAAGATTGATGAAGTCCAAGGTGTCAAAACCGTCATGGCTGGCAGTTTCCTTGGTATGGACGATTATTGCGTCCAAAAGCGAATTTTCGGTAAGGCAGAACAGTTGGTTTGCGTCTGTGACACAAACGGCATTCGTTGTTCTTACGGAGTACCCCTTTAACGATGCACAAGGGTTGCCCTCACCGGGGCAACCCTATTTACATATTCCTCTTTAGCTCAGTTGGTAGAGCAGCGGACTGTTAATCCGTTGGTCGCAGGTTCAAGCCCTGCAGGAGGAGCCATCCGGGACAGTAGCTTACGCGGTCGGAGCACCGGTCTGAAAAACCGGAGGATGAAGGTTCGACACCTTCCTGTCCCACCACTTGGTGCCATCGACGAATCGGCTAAGTCACCTGCCTCTCAAGCAGGAGGTTGTGAGTTCAAACCTCACTGGCATCACCAACCATGAGGTGCGTTGGACGAATTGGTAGAGTCACCGCCCTTTCACGGCGGAATTTAAGGGTTCGACTCCCTTACGCATCACCACTACTTGGGAGAGTGGTAGAGCGGTCAATTACAGCAGACTGTAAATCTGCCGCCTTCGGGCTGCGTTGGTTCAAATCCAACCTCTCCCACCATATTGCGGACAGGACAAACGGTTAAGTCGCAGGTCTCATAAACCTTGAGGAATCGGTTCAACTCCGATGCCCGCAACCAATTTTAATTCTACAGAAAGCGAGGTGGCTTGTATGCCCCGAAAAACGAAGCAAAATGAAATCACAAGCCCTGAGCTTTTGAATCAGGTCAACCCAGACAATGTTCGTTTGAAGCAAGACTTCATTGCATATTTGCAATCTGTCCAGCGTAGTCCCAAAACTATTGCTGGATACTCCAATGACATCGATATTTTCTGGGTGTGGAATTTGCAGAACAACGGGAACAAGTTTTTCCCTAAAATTTCCAAGCGCGATTATGCTGCGTACCAGCATTGGCTTATTAACGAGAATGGGAACTCGCCTGCGCGTGTTCGTCGCTTAAAGTCTGCAATTTCTTCTTTGTCGAACTATGTCGAGAACATCCTCGATGACGAGGATGAGTTTAAGGACTTCCGTTCGACAGTTCGAAAAATTGAGAATCCGGCTATGCAGCAGGTAAGAAAGAAAACAGTCTGGAGCGACGAGGCTTTAGACAAGCTTCTTGATGATTTGCTGGCATCCGGTCAAAACAAAAAGGCGTGCGCCGTTGCTCTTGCAATGTGCAGCGGTCGCCGTAAAGCAGAGCTGTGTCGATTCAAAGTGGATGACTTCAAAGATGAAAACCTCGTGTGCGGCGGGGCACTGTATAAGACCAGCGAGCCTATTCAAACGAAGGGGTTCGGTCTTGGCAAGTACATCTACTGCTATACTCTTGCGAAAAAGTTCAAACCATATTTCGATGCGTGGATGGCAGAGCGCCAAAAGCTCGGCATCGAGTGTGAGTGGCTTTTCCCCGCCGGTACTACAAGTGAGCAGATGAGTGATACAACGCTCAATAGCTGGGCTAACACATTTAGCCGCATGACTGGTGAGGATTTCTACTGGCATAGTTTGAGACATTACTTCACAACACATCTTGCCAAACTCGGACTACCCGATAATGTTATCCAAGATATCGTCGGATGGGAGTCTGCCGACATGGTTCGTGTCTATAAAGACCTGAGTGCCGAGGAACAAATCTCTCAGTATTTCGATGAAAACGGAGAAATTCGTTCTGATGCTCAAAAGTCTCTGGCAGACCTGTAACAGAAAGGACGGTATAAAGGATGGATATTAAAAGGGTCGATTTGATTCAACAGCTTGTGGACAAGCACGGTTATACGAAGAAAGCTGCGACAAGTATCGTTGATGATTTCACTGACATTATTCTTTACAATCTCGGAAACGGAGACACCGTTTCCATCCATAACTTCGGTTGCTTTGACATCTTAGAGCGCAAGGCTCGCAGTTGTCCGAACCCGCAGACTGGCGAGAAAGTCGATGTACCTGCGCATTGGATTCCCCGATTCTATCCCGGCAACAAAATGCGCTTGGTTGTCAAGCTGTGGGAAGATAGCACCAAAAGGGGGCTGAGGTAAATGGCTGAGGCTCCAAGACGTAAGAGGCTTGAGAAGACCGTTGATGATTCGATGACCATTCAGACTTCCCAAAAGTTTTACTGTTGCAGATGCGGCACATCATACAGCCGGAAAAAGGGCTACTTCCCAGTGAGTCATAGCCCCATGTATCGCGGCTCTGGCTTTTTGCCAATGTGCAATGACTGCGTTGAGGATATGTACGAACAGTATCGTGCAATGCTCGGCGATGACAAGGCGGCTATGAAGCGTATGTGCATGAAGCTCGACCTTTATTGGAACGAAGACATCTACACAATGGTTGAACGCACGGCTGGCGTTCACTCTCGGGTTCGCAATTATATCGGAAAGACCAACATCATTCGTTATATCGACAAAACCTTTGACGATACGCTCGATGAAGAGGTGTTGCTTGAACCAGAAGAGACTCCCACTGCTTCATATATTGCACAGCCGGAAGATACCGCCGAGGCAGACGTTGACCAAGCCCTTGTTGATTTCTGGGGTGCCGGTTATACTCCAGACTTTTACCTTGAGCTGGAGCGCCGCTATAAGGATTGGACTGGCGACAGGCAGGTTGTTGACCCGAGTGAGCGTGCGTTGTACCGACAGATTTGCTTGCTCGAATCCATTATTGCACGCGACAGTGCGCAGGGCAAACCAATTGATAAAAACGTTAACGCGCTTAATTCTCTGCTTGGCAGTATGAACTTGAAACCGGCGCAGAAAAAGAACGATGTAGACGCTGAACTCGACAAGATGCCGCTCGGTGTTGGTATCCAGAAATGGGAGTACAGCAGACCTCTTCCTGAAACGCCAAAGGAAAAGCGCGATATCCGTGGAACGATTAAGAATATCACAACGTGGTATCTTGGTCACGCTTGCAAAATGGTCGGCTTGCGCAACAGTTACTGCAAGATGTACGAAGACGCAATGGATGAGCTTCGTGTTAAACACCCAGAGTACGACGAAGAGGATGACGACTCCTTGTTGAATGATATCTTTGGCAGTCCTCAATCCAGTGGTGATATGTAATGGCATCACCAAATCAAAGCAGACGCTCTCGTGTTATCGAGGGCATGGCGATTTGGGGCAGCTATTACCGCGAGAACATTGACATCTTTGTCGAAGAGTATTTGCAACTTGATTTTTTGAAATGGTTCCAAACTGCTCTTCTTGTAATGATGGACAGGAGCCGAACGTTCCTGTGGATTGCTGCCCGAGGAATGGGTAAATCATTCCTTATCGCCATTTTCGTAGTCATTCGCTGCATCTTATACCCCGGCACAAAAGTCGTCATTACATCTGGCACACGCGGTCAGAGTATTAACGTGCTGGAAAAGATTCAAACAGAACTGATGCCTGTATCCCCAAATCTTAGAAATGAGATAGATATGGGCGACACAAAGTTTTCTGGGCAGGACGCAAAAATAATGTTCAAGAACTCCAGTTATATCAAGGTCGTTACGGCTTCAGATAACGCTCGAAGCAACCGTGCGAACATCTTGATTGTGGACGAGTTCAGAATGGTTAAGAAAGATACCATTGACACCGTCTTGAAAAAGTTCCTGACAAGTCGTCGTATGCCTCCATACAGAGATTTGACCCCGGCTGAGCGTAAAGCTGAGTACGCTAAAGAGCCGAACAAATCCTGTTTCTTATCCTCTGCTTACTTCAAAGACCATTGGTCATACAACAAAATGCTGGACACATTTAAGCTGATGCTTGATGATTCTAAGACAGATTTTGTGTGCGGCTTCCCATATCAACTCTCCATCCAAGAGGGGCTTCTTTTCCCCGAAGACGTTGAAAGCGATATGCTCGAAAGCGACTTTAATGAAATCAAATGGAGCATGGAAATGGAAGCCATGTGGTTTGGTGCAGAGGACGGCTCATTCTTTGATTTTGACTCCATATCAAAGAACCGCCGTATCAGTTATCCGATGCTACCGGATAAGCTGTCCGCACTTCTTGGCAATAGCCAGAAGGTAAAAATTCCACCAAAACAAAACGGGGAACGCCGTATTTTGTCTGCGGATATTGCTCTGATGAGCAGTAAAAAGCATAATAACGACGCCTCCGCCGTGTTCATCAACCAAATGCTACCGACCAAAACTGGACGCTTTATGAGTAACATTGTGTACGGCGACACCTTTGAAGGTATGCACACCGAAGACCAAGCTTTGGTGATACGCAAATTGTACGATGAGTATTCTTGCGACTACATTGTGCTTGACTGTACAGGTCTTGGTCTTGGTGTTTACGACGCTCTCGTCCGAGACATGGTTGACCCAGACACTGGAGAAGTTTACCCCGCATTATCCTGTTGCAACAATCAGGAAATGGCTGACAGATGCACAACTAAAGGTGCCGACAAGGTCATTTGGGCAATCAAGGGTTCTCCAATATTGAACTCTGAATGCGCGGTGCTTTTGCGTGAGGGTTTCCGTAGTAGCAAAATCCGGTTACTCATCACTGAGTATGACGGTGAAGCGCTTCTGTCTGACATTAAGGGATACAACTCCCTTTCACCGTTGGAAAAGGTAACGCTTCAGAAGCCATATGTACACACGACCTTGTTGATTGATGAACTTGTCAAACTACAACACGAGGAGTCCGGCGGTCGTGTTCGAGTCTATGAAAAGTCTGGGATGCGCAAAGACCGTTATTCCAGCTTGAGCTATAACTACTATGTTGCCCTGCAGCTTGAAAGCAAATATGGGCGCACAAAAACGGCAGACTTTAATGCGAATGATATATTCATGTTTAAGCCTCCGAAACTCAAATAAGAAAGGTAGGTGATATCTGAGTGGGCAAACAAACCAAGAAAACTAATGTTGACGGGATGATTGGTATTTCTCAGCGATTTGCAGTTTTGAATCGTCTTATCACGAGAGATATGAACAACAACACCAGTGCTCCGACGTTCTCGTTGTATTCCAAGGACAATATTACGGAGTACCTTACAAACCCGTACACATATGAGAAGCAACTGCGTAAGGCTGTTACATACATTTATGGCGCAAGTTCGCATTTCCGCAGGCTCATCCAGTATTTCACTGGTCTTTCGGATTTCGCATACGTTGTCTCTCCATACCGTATTGACCCAAAGAGTGTAAACGTGAAGTCGGTCAATCGAAACTACCGTAAGGTTTTGAACGCCATGTCAGCGATGAATGTTCGTTCCCAATTCCCCAAAATTCTTACGGTTTGTCTCCGCGAGGACACATTCTATGGAACACTATGGGTAACCAACGACAACATTACAATCCAACAGTTGCCGTCTGATTATTGTGGCATTTCCACAATTGAAGGCAATGTGCTAAATGTAACATTCGACTTCTCATACTTTGATGCGCACAGTCAGTATCTGGATTATTACCCAACTGAGTTCCAACAGAAGTACAAGGTCTATCAGTCAAACCGCCGCGCCCGTTGGCAGGAGCTTGATTCACCCACGTCCTTTGCAATCAAATGCAACAACGATATTCTGGATTACTCCATTCCTCCGTTCGCCGGTATTCTTCGTGAGGTCTATGACCTCGAAGACTATAAGCAGCTCAAGCTCACGAAGACAACGCTTGAGAATTATGCCATGCTGGTAATGACGCTCGGCATCAATGAAGATGGCGAATGGCAAATGGACTTGGACAAGGCAAAGGAGTTCTGGCGCAATCTCGACTCGGTTTTACCGGAAGAGATTGGCAGCGTTCTCTCCCCTATGCCCATTAGTAAAATCAGCTTTGAAAAATCAAACACAGGCGATACCGACACTATCTCTGAGGCTGAACAAAATATGTTTACTGCTGCAGGTGTATCTTCTCTTTTGTTTAACAATGATAAAGCATCTGCGAATGCGTTGCTGCTGTCTATCAAGGCTGACCAAGCAATCACGTTTGGAATCGTAAAAAGCATTGAGGATATGGTGAACCGCTTCATTCAGTCTCAGAGCTACGGAAAGAACTTTAAGGTTACGTTCCTTGATTGCAGCCCATTTAACCGCAAAGAGCTTGGCGATATGTATCTAAAAGCTTGTCAATTCGGTCTTCCATTTATCTCAATGTACGCAGCCTCTCAGGGAATGTCCCAAAGTGAAGTTGATTGCATGAGTTTCTTGGAGAACGAGGTTCTTGGGCTTGCGAGTATGTTTAAGCCATTGCAGAGTTCTTCCACATTAAGTGGCTCGTCTGATAGTAATGCTGCTACCGATGAAGGTGGTGCGCCGCAAAAAGATACTGGCGACTTAACCGACTCTGGTGAGCAGACTCGGGAGGACGGTGACGACTGGTGATGGAGAGATTCATCTATGTGGTTGGTGAAGAGGCGCGAGACCGTCTTGTGAATATGGGTTATCGCCTATTAAGAGAGGACAAGGCGAAACATATTTATGTGTTTCTAAACCAAGACAATCAAAAATTTTCGTGTGCGGACATTCAATTTGCAATGTCTGACACTTTGACCTTCTAACCCGCACACCTGTGCGGGCTTTATTATGCCCAAAGATAGGTGGTGAACTGTGACATGAGCGAGAGAACCATGAGAATCGTGTTCTCTTCTGGTATCAGCAACTTAGTTGAGAAGAACTCTTCTTTTGATAGCGGTGTCCTTCGTGTTGCTTATACTGGCAAGAATTGCAACAACAGCTTCATCAGCAAGGAAACCTATGAGCGCTGTATCCAGAGCATTTATAACTGTCCAATTGTGTGTAACTACGACAGAGAGACTGACACAATTGGTTCGCACGATATAGAGCTTGTATCCACAGATGACGGTGGCATGAAAATTGTCAACATTACTCAGCCGGTCGGCGTTATCCCAGAGAGCGCCAAGTATTGGTGGGAAGAAATCGAAGACAATTCCGGTGTCCATGAGTATTTGTGTGTAGACGCTTTAATCTGGAAACGCCAAGAGGCGTATAGAAAAATCAAAGATGATGGCATTACAGACGAGTCAATGGAAATCTCCATCAAAGAAGGAGAAATGGTTGACGGGATGTACGTCATCAAACGATTTGAATTCACAGCGTTTTGCCTGCTGGGAACAGCGGAGCCCTGCTTTGAGTCAGCGTCGTTGGAGATGTTCTCATGTGACGGTTTCAAACAACAGCTTGCTGAGATGATGCAGGAATTCAAGGAAGCATTTACTACAGCACAACCCTCGAAAGAGGTTGGCATACACCCACAAAATTATTCGGAAGGAGGAGAAGAGGTATTGGAACAGAAAGTTGCACTGATGGCAGAGTTCGGTCTGACTACCGAGATGCTTGATTTCAATATCGATGATTTCAGCGTTGAAGAACTGCGCGAAAAGTTTGAAGCGCTGAAGACCACTGGTAGTGAGCCTGCCGCAAATGCAGGTAACCCCGAGAGCTTTGCTCTGGAAGGACAGTTCCGCGATGAACTGTTCGGAGCTTTGGAGTCAGAAAAGGTCGAAACCTGCTGGGGAATGGATTCCCACTATTGGTTCTGGGATTACGACAGAGATGCGTCTGAAGTGTACGCGACCGATGTCACGGACTGGAACCTGTATGGATTCCCTTATTCAATGGATGGCGACCATGTCGTTATTGACTTCGCTGGCAAGAAACGGATGAAGCTGTCTCTTGTTCCGTTCGACGAGGGCGGTCAAGCCGACCCTATCAGCGGAATGTTTGCAAAGATTACTGAAAAGTATTCAGCGAACGATACGCAGTGGGCTGAAAAGTACCAGACCGCCTCCGACACGATTTCGTCTATGGAGAACGAGCTTGGCACTTTGCGCCAGTTTAAGACAGATACCGAAGACGCCGCTGCAAAGGGCGAACGGGAAAAGGTCTTCGCTCAGTTCGAAGACTTGGTTGGCGTCGAGGCGTTTGAAAACCTGCGTGAACATTGCACTGAATATGCAGTTGATGTTCTTGAGGAGAAATGCTATGCAATCCGTGGCAGAAACGGAACTGCTGCAAAGTTCTCTGTCGAGCCCAAGAGTCCCAAGCTGGTGGTTGAGAAGACCAGCGTAACGCCGGAGCCCTATGGCGGTGTTTTCACCGAATACGGAATTGCTTCGCGCAATCAACATAATTAAATAACAAACAAGGAGGAGTCGATTTATGGCTTATGCAGTTATTCGTACCGACCTGATGAGCGGTACTAAGCAGCCTGCTGACCTTGTCTCCCTGCGCTTCTATGATGCGTCTGGCAATAAGGCAGAGGTGGAGAACGGCGTTATCGTCAAGCTTCAGGGTTATGAGGATGGCGAACGCGAAGTTATGAAGGCTGTCGCAGCGTCTGCTGGTGACGACCTGAACGATTGTGCAATCGTTGCTGCGCCCGAAGTCATGTATGATGAGCGCAAAAAGAATCTGGATGAATTTATCAATGAGGCTGGTAAAGCTACTCGTGGCTATATCCCTCGTAGCCGCAATGTTTTCTCTGTGACCAAGGAAGGTTTCGTTGGCGGCACCGTCCCCACCAAGGGTGCCGAGGTCGGTATCGGCACTGGTGGCAAGATTGATGCCGCTGGCAAAGGTCTTGGTGTCTGTGCGGATGTTGAGGTCGTTGGTCGTTATACCTATTACGTCATTAAGATTGGTAAGACCGAGGGCGCTTCTGCCACTGTTGGCGGCTAATTTTTGAGAGGAGGTAAAAGCTAATGGCTGAAATGAAAGATATCGTTAAGGTCGCTGTTGATGCCTATCATGGCAATGTTGAACAGTATTCTGTCGGTCAGTCAATGGAGCTCCTGCATAAGGCTCTGATTGATGCCAATGGCGGCAGCACTACCCTTAACTATAAGAATATCCGCGACGGCAAGTGCAGCGGTCTGTTTACGTTGATTGAGGAGGTTCTCTCCCGTACCGTCGTTGAGGGTCTGCAGGGCGATGAGTATTTCAATGCTCTGGTTGATTTCCGCAATGTCGCCGAGGGTGACAAGAACATTTTCGAGGTTGAAGACAGCAATCTCTTTATCGTGTCCGAGGCTGCAGATGGCACGCAGGGCATTCGCCGTCAGCGTCTGAGCGGCATCAGCGAAGTTTCCATTCCGACCTCTCTGAAGGTTGTGAAAATTTACGAAGAGCTCAACCGCGTCCTTTCTGGTCGTGTTGATTTCAACACGTTTATCAGCAAGGTTGCCGAGTCTTTCCGTCAGAAGCTTCTGAATGATGTCTACTCCCTGTGGAGCACCGCTACTGCTGACGACTTCGGTGGTGTTACTTACTTCCCGACCGCAGGCGCGTATGATGAGGAAGAGCTGCTTGACCTGATTGCCCATGTTGAGGCTGCTGCCAACGGCAAGCCTGCAACTATTATCGGCACCAAGAAGGCTGTCCGCAATCTGGCTCCGTCCATTCAGGGTACGGATTCCAAGAGCGACCTGTACAACCTTGGCTACTACGGCAAGTTCTACGGCACTCCGGTTGTCGTGACTCCGCAGCGCCACAAGATTGGTTCTACCGAGTTTACGCTCGCAGATGATATGTTGACCATCATCGCTGGTGATGACAAGCCCATCAAGTGCGTGTACGAAGGTGACCCCATTGTTGTGATGGGCGACCCGCTGTCCAATGGTGACCTGACTCAGGAGTACCTGTATGGCGAGAAGTACGGCATGGGCATTGTGCTGGCTGGTGGTAACGCCGGTATCGGTCGCTACGAAATTGCCTGATAGACCATAAGCAAAATACGCGGGGCTCTTCGTGAGCCCCGCATTATGTATGAAAGGGAGATTTTACAATGGCAAATGAAAACACAAAAACTCGCGGTGGTCAGCAGGCTGCTACACCGACTGAGTTAAAACAGGAAACATCTCGCGCTGCAGAAAAGCGCCCGCTCGTCCCGAAGGATATTGACCCGCATACGATTATCACCGTCCGTAATGGTTTCCAAGGTCGCCTTGTGTACAGAAGCAAAAAGACAGGCGAACGATTCGTCTGGGATTCCTTTGGTGCAGAGCAGGATATGGAGATTGGCGAGCTTCGCAATGCTCGGAATTCAAACAAGAAGTATTTCATCAACAACTGGTTCATGTTCGACGAGCCGTGGATTGTTGATTATATCGGTATGAGCCAATACTACAAGTTTGCAATCGCCATCAGCGATTTCGATAAGCTCTTTGAAAAGCCTATCGCTGAAATCGAGCGTGCCGTTTCCAAACTTTCTGACGGTCAGAAAAAGTCCATCGCATATCGTGCAAAGCAGTTGATTGCCAGTGGCGGCATCGACTCAAATAAGACCATTGCTACTTTGGAGAAATGCCTCGGTGTTGAGCTGGTCGAGCACGACAAGTAAGGAGCGTGATTATAAATGAGCGTTCCATATGATGTGTTCACGGATGCGTTCTTATCGAAAATCACAGAGTACGACTTTGTCAATATGCGTGACTTTGAAAGGAACGGTCTGATTGACGGTTACATGAAACGAGCAATTGCGTCCTTCCGAAAGATTTGCAAGTATGACCTATCCACAACCGGCGATGACATCATTCGAGAGTTTGATGTGGACATCCCCGATGAAGATTTGGATGAGATTGCAGACATCGTTTCTGAAGGTATGCTTGTTCAGTGGATGAAACCTTATACATACAAGCAGGAAAGTCTGGAAAGTGTTTTGAACACGAAAGACTTTACCACCTATTCTCCCGCAGAGTTGCTCATGCGTATCGGCAACGCATATGCAGCCGCTCGAAAAGATTTTACGAATATGATGAGGGAGTATTCGTACAATCACGGGGATTTAACGGACTTGCACTTATGATGATTCAGACCACGGTTGGCGTGCCGATGGACGCTATGGTCTTGAATAATTATTTCCGCACCCTCATCAATCTTTTCTTTAAGATTCTTCCTATCAAGGAAAGCGGAGAAAGTTCATTGGATACCTATATGAGAAGTCTTCAGGCGGAGTTGCTTGGTTGTAAGGAGCTCATTGAGGCAATCCACGAAGACCCCTTGTTCCTGTCTTTGATTGCCATCCTGCAATACCTCATCGATAATCCATCTTGCGAAGTTTCGGTGGTAAAGCGTGAGGTGTTCCGTGCAATTTCAATTTGCAATAAATTGAAATCACGCTATGCCGTGCCGCAGGAGGTGTCAAAATGAACCCTTGGAACACATACCGTTCCAGAATCAATGCTCACGGCATCACAAAGCGCGACTCTGTTTTGCAGCGAGAGCGAGCGTTTTTAAGCGCGAAGCTCCCTGCAAGCCTTTCGTACCATCAATTGACCGTAAACGGAACTGTACGCAATATGGCTGTCATTAACTCCGACAACCTTAATCTGAAAACACTGTGTACGATGCCCGGAGAAGATTTGCCGCACGGCGGTCTGGTCGAATGGATGGGCAATCACTGGCTGATTACCGAGAAAGATGCCAATAACGAACTGTACACGAAGGGCACAATGAAGCAGTGCAACTATCTGCTTCGTTGGATTGCGGAAGACGACACCGTCGTTGAACGGTGGTGTGTCATTGAGGATGGCACGAAATATCTGACCGGTGAATACGGCGACAACGATTTTATTGTTGTGCGCGGTGATTCACGAATTTCACTAACACTTGCTAAGGACGAGTATTCCATTCAGTTAAATCGCAACAATCGCTTTTTGATTGATGACTATGATTCGAAGAACGTCCTTGCTTATCGTCTCACCAAACCGTTTAAGCTCGGTGGAAGCTATAACGGAGAGGGCGTCCTTAACTTCGTTCTTACGGAGTGCAATACGGAAGATAGCGATAACATCGAACTTCATATTGCAAACTACTATGACCATTTCCCGAAAGAGAAACCGGACGAGCCAGATACTCCGTCCGGTGACGATACACCAGATGTACCTGATGGAAAGAAGGTGTGGTTCTGATGCAACTGGAAGAGTTTTTCGATTATAAGAACCAACTGATGAATGACCTCTTGACGAACGAGGAAATCGTGCGGCTCCTTGCCGATGACTGCAAACCAGTCAACGATGTTCAAGACCTCGTTTATAAGCAGGTATTTCCATATGAGTACATTCCAGAAACCATTGAGCACGGGCAGACCTTTATCTGCTGCGATGTTGACATCCAAAAGTCTGTAAATAAGACTTTCCTGATTCCGGTTTTATATATCTGGGTCTTTAGCCACAAGAGCAAGCTCAGATTACCAAAAGAAACCGGCGGTGGGATTCGTACTGATAAACTGTGTTCCGAGATTGCGAAGGCTGTTAATGGCAGTCGATACTACGGCTGTCTCTTATACACATCTCCGAGCCCACGAGACCGTA